AGCCCATCGCAGCGCACCACGTTGCGGACCTGGATGGTAACGATAATCATTTCGGGACCGTGGGAGGGGCAAATCGCGCGGAGGGGCGCGCCACCTTAACCCATTTTGTCAGGTTTTTTCCTTTCGACATTCTCTACGTGCGTTTCGCATCCCGTTCTCTACGTGGGCTTCCCCGACAGTCTTGTAAAATAATCCCGCCGCTTGAGGAAAAGGGCTTGACCTATTGCAAAGCGATGTGTATGATCGGCGCACTGGTCTAACCCGCTACCGGAATCGTCCGACACCGCATGTCATCCATTGGTTCAGATCTGGCCGAGGCCTCGTTGGAGAATTTTCTCAGCGATGCGGGTCCCTCAGAGACTTCTCGCGAGGTCTCGGCCACCTGCGTTGACGTTGACGTTAGCGTTGATACCAAGCCACACGTTGTCTATACCGGTGCGCTTAAAAAGATCCACTACACGCACGACGCGATGATTGATATGATTCTGAGTGAGCCGAGTATCTCCCAGGATCAGCTGGCGGTTCGCTTCGGGTATTCGGCGAGTTGGATTTCCCAGGTTATCTGCAGCGATGCTTTTCAAGCAAAGCTCGCTCAGCGACGGAATGAGCTCGTGGACCCAGTGCTGGCGCAGACCATCGACACCCAGTTCAAGGGCCTGGTGAGCCGCTCGATGGAGATCCTGCGGGAGAAGCTATCCAAGCCTGCCGCCACGGTCCCGGATCAGCTCGTCCTGCAAGCCCTGAAGATCGCCTCCCAAGCCGCCGGCTATGGCGCCAGGGTTATCCAGCCACCGGCTGCTCCCCCTGTTTCGATGCATGTCCACCTTGAATCCCTCGGCGAGAATCTCGTCGGCTTGCTGCGCCGGAAGCGTAGTGAGATCATTGACTCGGAGGTCTTCCATGACCAGCAAGATGACGCCTCGCCTGCCCAGCCATAGTGGTATGAGTCCTGGTGGGAAGACCTGCCCGCAGGTCAAGGCACCGGACCAGTCCCCTCCCTCGCCGTCGGTGCCGATCAGACAAAAGCATCGGTTCGGCGGCACCCTGATGCCTGGTAAACTCCCAGGGGTTTGTTAAGTGCGCCCGGTTCGCGTATCTCTCTCTGCCGTCGGGTACAGCGCCCCGATCCCACTGGACTGGTATCAGACACCATTCGTAGTTAGTCTGGCGATCTCGATGTCCAGCGGTGGCTCAGCAACGGCCAGTGCCTTCTACTGCATCGACGACCTCTCGGCGGTTAGCGGTCGCACAGTGGTCGGGGTGTCTCGCACCGGCACAGTCATCACCGTCACTGGCGACTACGGCCTCAACCCAGGCAATGCGCCGATTAGCTCGGGTGATGGCAACACCCACGGCCTCAGCGTAGGGGATCTGGTCCAGCTATATAGCTGCGGCATCCTCGATGGCTGGTACAACGTAGCCTCGGTTCTCTCGGCCTCGAGCTACACCCTCACCTCGCCCTTGAGTGGTTCGTACACCGCTCCCGCCGGGGCAATGGTCACCTCTGGCCGCATGGTCCAGCACGCAGTCCTGGCCAACGTTATCACCCGAACGGTGAGTAACTTCAACCTCCCCGTGTCGGCGGTGCAGCTCAATGTCTCTGCTTACACGAGTGGTGTCGTCACCCTCGCCGTCCTCCAGGGAGAGAGTAAGTGAAGCCCTGGCGCTGGCTAGCCCTAGCCCTTCTCCCAGTCCTAGCCCTTGCTCAGGGAGGGCCGAACCAAAACGGTGGGGTAACTGGAAACATCGGCGGCGGGACTGGGAATCTTCCCACTTGCACCTCCAACCAGATGGTCTACTATGCCTCCAACGGCAGTGTGGGTTCTTGCCTAACCCTCGGAACGAACCTCTCCATCACCACTGGGGTTATCAACGCCGCCAGTGGTGGCTCACCAGCCTTCTCCGCTATCACTGGCGCTACCAATACAACTGCAGCAATGCTAGTTGGTACTGGAGCAAGTTTAGGTGTAACAGGTAGTGGCACAATTGCTGCCACGACTGCGGCCAATCTCTCGGGCACCCCAGCGCTGCCCAACGGCACCACGGCTACTACGCAGACCCTTGCCGACAACACCACTAAGATTGCCACTGATGCGTTCGTGCTGGCGAATGCGGGCGGCTCGGCCACCTCCATCACTCCTGGCACCACGACGGTTGTGGGCGCGACAGCGCCGTGTCTCATCAGCAACTCCACCAGCACGACGATGGGCTGCGCGGCGACCAACGCCACGGTGCTCGCGGACATCGCCGCCAATACCACCTTCACCGTCGCCGGCACTGGCTGCACACCCTCTGCACATACTGGCGGACCGTTTGCCGGCACGGTGACTCTCGCCAGCGGCCCGTGCACATCAATCACCATAACCTTCAACGGCGCCACCGGCTTCACCGCGCCGAACGGCTATCACTGCAACGTAGGGGACAGAACGCTGCAGGCCGCAGGCACATGGTGGGGTGAGTGGCCGGAGCATTCGAGCACCACCACTACCGCAGTGCTGGACATCCCTGGCGCCAGTGGTGCGACGGATGTCATTAGCTTCGATTGCCAGTACTTCTAATGCGCTGGCTAGCCCTACTACTGCTCTGCTTCGGGCTTAGCGCTAGCGCGCGGCCGTTCGGCGGCGTCGCAGGCACCGTAATTGGTTATGACGCCTACGGGGGCGTCACCAACGCCAGCTGCACCAACCCGAATGGCACGAGCTATTTCGGTCTCGCAACCGTCGCGAGCCATAAAGTGCTCTGCACTCCTGCTGGACATCCGTACTTCGGCCGCGGCTTTTTCGTCATGGACGACACGTCCAACGGCAATGACGAATCGGGGATGAACTACGCTCAGTACGTCACCACGAAGTACGGCAACGAAACCGCCTGGGCCATTCAGGAACTGACCCGGATGCAGTCCTGGGGATTCAACATGACCGGCCCATTCAGCGCGGCCTATGTGGTGCCGTGGCAGACGCCGGCCGCTCCAAAAGTGCCCTATATCTTCAACGAAGAGCCTTGTTCTGAAGCGTTGACGAACCGCTTTGGATGGTCCACGGCGCCCACCAAAGACCTGATGGGTGCGTCGAGCCAATTCTGGAACATGACCAACGCCTTTCCCAGCGTCACGGATTATGAAGATCCGGCGTGGGTTACCTATGTACAGACGGCCCTGTCCGCAGCCGGTGACTACGGTTACATGCAGACGATGGCGGCGAGCGCGACGGACAAAAGCTATTTCATCGGCGTCACCATGTGCGACTCCGACGACACGCACGGAATGAATGGTGGTCCTGACTTCAGGACAAGCCCGACCGTCGGCAATAACGATTTCCGCCTGTCGATGATGGTCGCACTGATGTCGCCAATCCAGTGGGCGACCTCTCGCCAGGGCGGCGTGATCTATACCGACTCGACGGTGTACTCGAAGAAGGCGCTCTATACGCAGCTCACCGGTGAGTATGGCACCATCGCCGCCCTCAACACGGCGTGGGGATCGAGCTATACCACCTTCGGTACGAGCGGCACTTGCCACGGCTCGCACTTCGCAACGTGGATCTGTCCTTCACCGGGCGCGGCCATATCGGTCGGCACCGGCAACGGCGCCACGACAACGTTTTCGGCAACCCTTTCGGGCACAGTCTCGGCCAATAGCCTTGGGATCTTCTCTGCCGGCGATCTAGTTGGCGGCGATGGCGGTAACGGACACTTCTCGACCGCCGGCACGCTCACCGGCGCGGGCGCGATCTCCGGCACGATCAACTACAGCACCGGCGCCCTCTCAGTGACATTCGCCACGGCGCCGGCGAGCGGTGCTGCGATCACAGCCGAATACATCCAGAACGGCTGGGGCGTTGGGACCGGTGCAATGGATGAGGACGGCCGCTCGGCGCATAGCGCCTACATCGGCTCGAACGTGGTCTGCATCGACGGCGTTGGCGACTCGTCGGTATGCACGGGCGGGTATTCGAGTGCTGGATTCACCGCCGACATGGGCACGCTAGATACGACCCTGGCGGCCCGCTATGCGAAGACCTTCTATGACCAAATCCAGGCCACATTGCCCGGCGCGCTGAATATCGGACTGGATACCTGCGGGACGTGGGGCACCCCCCCCAACCGCTACGTCTTGGCTGGAATCGCGCCATATGTCAGCGCATGCATGCTGCCGGCGACGACCTCCATCACTCAGGCCATGGTGGATTTCGTTCACACCTATGCCGGCGACATGGCCCTTGGCATGGGCATTTACAACTCGGCGAACTTCGATTCGATCTTCGCCTACCCCGGATCATCGTGCACGAGATCAGGAACCACTGTCACCTGCACCGTTTCCACGCCCAACCAGTTCTCCACCAGCATTCCCATCCAGACCAGTTGCACCGACTCGACGTACAACATCAGCGGGCTTGATCCAAATAGCGCGAGCGGTGCGACGGTCGTCTATACGGCCAGCGTGACGCCTACCAATCCCACAACCACCTGCAACGTCGCTCAGGCGAGTCCGAGTCAGGACTTCGCGACGCAGGCTCTGCGCGGCGCTGCGTTTGAAAGCACGGTGGAGACCTTACAGAACACAAAGTACACCGCAGACGGGGTCTATCCGTTCACGTTCGCCCTGTGGTGGCAATGGTTCGATCCGCAACGAGAGAACCAGAACCTTGGAATCGTGGACACGCGAGACAATTCCTACGATGGGCTTGAGACGGTGACATCTACGGTCGCGTGCCAGGCGCCACTGGCTTCATTCAGCTGTGGCGGTGAGCTGCGCACCGGCTGGGGAAGCGATAGCGTGTTGGAGTCTGTGATCCCGGCGAATGCAGCGCTGGATTCGTACTTGGCGGGTCTATGAAGAAACTGATCCCATTCCTCTTGGCGCTGGTCTCGGCTTCTGCGGCTGCTGCGCCGGCCCTCGTCCCTGGCCAGCACGTATACACAGATGGCTTCTACACCGGCACTTCACCGACGCTGACGCTAACTGGCGTGGCATCAGGGGACTTCATCCCCATCCTGATCACGTTCGCTGGCAGCGGGCAAACATTCACCTCCGTTACCGACAGCAACGGGACCGTAAGCAACTGCGTACCGCTGGTAAATCCGGGCGCCGGCTGGAATGGCGCGATCTATTACGTCGCCAACACCGCGACCGGCACGCATACCATCACTGTGAACCCAACTGTGGGAGGCGGCCAGGGTTATTCCATAGCCATCGCAGAGTACAGCGGGGTCGCTACGACATCCCCTTGCGATGTCGGCGGAACGACGACGACCGGCACCACTACCAGCATGGCCAGCAGCAGCGTCACACCTACTGCAAATGGTGACTTGTTGCTATCGATGGGTACGCAAAATGGCTCGGGTGACGCTATCAGCGGATGGACAAACGGCTTTGCCAGCGTCGATACACATAACACGAATGTGACTTCAGCATGGGCCAGCTTCGTCCAAACCACCGCAGCCGCTATTTCGACCACGGCGACCAACAATTTCAGCGGCGCGCCTTGGGGCTTGACCATTGCCTCGTTCAAGCCCGCAAGCGGCGCCTCCTGCACCCATTCCGGTAAGACCAGCGGCGGGGCTCTGACTGTTCCAACAGCAAGCACGACGGTCGTCTCACTCAAGAGCGGAGCGCTGTCTACTGTCGATTGTTCCACCACGCAATACCTGCAGCCCACCGTGGGCAACTTCGGAGCAAACTAATGGCTGGTGACTCAAGTGTTCTCCTCAACGGAGTCTCCGTCGCCGGCGGACAGAGCTCTGCGACGTATCTCGATTCGGCTAACCTCCAGCACGTCAAGGTAGTCCTTGAGACTCAAAATGCTGGGGACCCGGTTAAGGTTAGCACTGGCAACCCACTGCCGGTCGTTGCGGCGAGTCTCCCTCTACCCGCCGGCGCAGCCCTCGACTCGAGCGTAAATGGCCTGCTCATCGCCCAAGCTGCAGCCCTCGGCGCCAACAAGGGCACCTTGGCAATGGCCTCGTGCGTCACAGGCACCCCATCGTTCACCGCAGGGAACATCTACCCCTTCACCCTGGATGTCGAAGGTGCCCTGCGGGTTAACGTAGTGGAAGGCTCGGGTGGTGGTGGCACCTCCCTTACGGATAACACCACCGATGCTCGTGGTGCGTTCAGCATAACCCCCGCTGGTGCAAGAGTTGAATCGACTGATCCTACCCTTACTGCAGGAAACATCAGTGCGATCTCACTCAACCCGGCGGGGTACCTACGAGTTGTAGCGGGCGGCAACGTAGCCTCTGGCGCCGCCGATGCAGGAAACCCCACCAAGATCGGTGGGGTCTACCATAGCACTCCAGTAACATTAACCGATGGCTTCCGAGTTGATCTCCAGACAGACATTAATGGCTACGTTAAAGTCAACGTCACCAACGGCATTACCGGAGGATCGTCTGCCAGTCCCAGCTCTGCCCTGGTTAGCGTTACTCCCCAGGCCGCAGTGTCCGGCGGCGCCTCAAGATCCAGTGTCCGGATTGTCTCCACCACCAATGCGGTGCAGACTCCCAAAGGTTCCGCTGGTCAAGTCTATTACATCTACGCCTATAACGGAACTGGTGCGGTAGCGTACCTCCATTTCTACGATGTCTCGGGGGCTATCACCCTTGGTACCACCAGCGACACGGATGTCTTCCCGATTCCGTATAACTCCCAGGGCGCAGGTGTGGTGATCCCCCTGCCGATGCCGCTGGTCTTTACTAACAAGATCGCATATGCAGTAACCGGCGGCGTAGGCGCAACGGACAACACCGCAACTGCCGCCGCCACGTCAACCCCGATCGTGGTGAACTTAGGCATTGCATGAGTTTTTTGATCCTCACCAAGGGTTCACCTGCTCCACCGGCTCATACGGTGAAGTGGAGCCCTGGGCATTCTAGTCTCTCACAGCAGGTGGTGAAGTCAACTGACACCCGCTGGGTTTCCCGCCGGGCGGAGATTGACCTTACCCTCAGTAATGCGAATGTCCTGGGATATATGGATATCCATTACTGGAACAGCATCGAGGATACTACTGCTGGAACATACAACTGGTCGAACGTTGATCAGGCCAGGGATTATATCCAGACCAATTACCCTGGTAAGCATTATGGTGTAATGATCTGGGGACAGGCCTTTGGCTCTGTCAGCTCTCCAGCGACTGCACCCAGCTGCATCCCCAGCTATATCTATAACACTTCCTCTTACGGCTCGAGCCCAACTGGTGGTCAGTTTGGTTTCTGGACCCTCGACCCTGATGGTGTACACACCACAGCGGTTAGTGTGGCTTGGTGGCGACCGTCAGTAGCCGCCCGTTGGCAGGCGTTGTTCGCATCCCTGGCGGCGCATCAATCCGCTGGTCAGGCTGGTGCGGGGATCGCCAATTACGATGCTGATCCGTATTTCTACAACGTAACTGGTCAAGAGAGTTCCCTTGCCCTGACGAGCGGATCGGATTTCTCCCCCACCGGTGCGATTATCCAGTGGCAGGCAACCAACGCTGCTATCGTTGGGAGCTTCCCAAAGACCAACGTTCTAACCCAGAATAACTGGATGGGCACTGGAAACACCCAATCCCAGGTCGAGGCTATGGTCGCTGTCGAGGCTGGCAATCGCCTTGCCATGAGCACGCCGGATGTCTTCGGTGCCTCTGGTGCGCCGGGGAATCTAACCTGGGGTCAGCGTGGCTACCTAGGCCTGGATGGCTTCCCCGACCAACGCCCAAATGCTATGCCGTACTTCGCCTTGGTCGAGGGCGATGGTTCAAACGGAAATGACTATGCCTATACCGTGCCCGACATCGGCGCAGCAGCCCAAGGCACTGGCACCTATGGCCTGAATGCTAAGAACATCTGGTGGATGATTGCCATTGGGGGTAATGGTAACTGGACCACAAACGTACTGCCCTACATCAACAGTAACCCGATTCTCAATACTGCCTACCCGGCGAACTATCCATGAGCGCAAGCCTGGTCCAGTCCTCCGGGAAACAGGTAGTTACCTTTTCCAGTGTTAACCCGACGTATACTCTCTCTGGAGTAACGGGCGGCAACACCATCCTTGTGTTGGTGAACTACCTGGATACCTCCAATAACAGCAACATCCCAGTATCTGTATCCGATGCCGGCGGCACATATACTCCTGACCTCCAGATCAACGCCGCTAATGCTCCTGGTCGCCACAACAGTGCTTCGTTGTACTCGTTCTTCAACGCTGCCTCTGGTATCCACACCCTGACCTTCACCCGAGGTGTCGGGGCGACAAATGTCTACTGGGTCTATGAAGTCCTCGAGGTTGCTGGACTCCCGTTAACCAATTCCCTTGATGCCGCGAGCACCACAAACTTTGGCGCCTCGACTGGCCCAGTGAATGTTGGCGGCAGTGTGCTGACCAGAGCTAACGGCTTCGCTGTGGTTATGAGTGTTAACCAGAACGCTAACAACCCAGTGAGTATCTATCCTCCCCAGATCGGGTCGTCGGGCGGCGTACCAGTCTACAACGGCCTGTACACCGGCACCACGGACTTCCCAAGTGCCTCGGCGGGATACCTTATCCCCACCACTACGGCTGCTCTTGGTGCAGACTTCGGTACCCTGGCAACAGCGACTGGCTGGGGAACCCTGTGTGGATACTACAACCCTGCGGTTGCTGGTAGTACCTCCAACCAAGGAACGTCCCTGCGGGGTTGCCAATGACCGTCTCCAATCGAGTTATATTCCCTGCCAAGAACGTCAGTGAGATCTTGTTGCTAACGTTTGAGTTCCTGTCTAGGCTCTCCATTACCAACGAGATAGTCGACTCCGCCATTGTTACAGCCAGCGTTTGGAGTGGTAATGACCAGAGTCCTGCGAATATACTCAGCGGTCTGCCTGATGTCGTTGGGGTATCGACTGTTACTCAGCTTGTAACCGGCGGAGTCCTTGGAACAACTTACGTACTCAACTGTATTGCCATTACCAGCTCCGGGCAGAAGCTTGCCTTAAACGGCTACCTATCCATTCTCCCAGACACACCCTAATGCCCCAGCTAACCGAGGAGAAGGTCGAAGCGCTCTCAGGTATCTACCTGAGCCCCCGCTATGATCAGGCGAAACCCACCCCCGACTTCCATCGCGAAGTCTGGTCTCGCTATTGTCTCCCGGTGACTGCTGCTGCTACTGCCGCCCCACGGAATCATGCGAAAACCACTGCGTTCACGCATGACTTCGCCTTGGCGGCGGTTCTTTTTCGCTGGGAAGAATACGCGATGATCCTCGGCTCAAGTGAGGAGATGGCAATTGAAATGCTCTCTGACATCGCCGACGAGCTTCGGGACAACGAGGACCTTCGCAGGGATTTCGCTATTGACAAGTTTGTTACTGATCAGCGTTCTGATATTATTGTTCAGTGTACTGACGGTTATCAGTTCCGTATACTTGCTCGTGGCGCTGAGCAAAAGATTCGCGGTCGCAAGTGGCATGGCAAGCGCCCTGGGCTCATTATCGCGGACGACATTGAGGATGATGAGCAGGTGGAGAATCGGGAGAGGCGGCTGAAGTTCCGCCGATGGTTCTTCCGGGCGGCGAAGCAGACCTTGCGAGACGGCGGAAAGATCCGTGTCCACGGCACCATCCTCCATGAAGATTCCCTTTTAAGTCGATTGATGAAAAACAAAGCCTGGGCATCGAAGCTCTACAAGGCGCATAAGTCATTCAGCGATTTCTCTGAGATCCTGTGGCCGGAGAAATTCTCCGCCGAACGTCTCAAGGGGATTCGCCAAGAGTTTGTAAACGAAGGTGACGCTGGTGGATACTCTCAAGAATATCTCAATGACCCTCGAGACTCCAGTGACCGATATGTTACCCGAGACCAGTTCCTCCCCATGCGGCCGGAGGACTGGGATGCCTTTAAAGTCGTCGCCGCAGGCGTTGACTTCGCTGTATCAACGCAAGATCGTGCGAACCGGAGCAGCATTACTATTGGCGGAAAGGATCTCGACCATGTCAGTCATGTCATGGATCAGCGCGTTGGCCGCTGGGACGCCGCCGGAATCGTTGAAGAACTCTTCTCCGTTGAAGAGCAATGGCATCCCCAAGCATTCTTCGTAGAGGATGGGGTTATCTGGAAAACCCTCTGGCCGTTCATCCGAGCGGAGATGCAGAAGCGGGACATCTGGATTAACTTCATCCCCTTGATGTCGGTGAAGGATAAGGCCGCCCGAGGCAGGGCTTTTCAAAAGCGTATGAAGGCCGGTGCGGTGAGGTTTAATAAATCCGCCACTTGGTATGAGGAGTACGAAGATGAGATACTTCATTTCACTCCTGGTGTGGAAGCTATTCTCGATGATCAGTTCGACTCGACCACGGAACTCTTTCGAGGGTTTGAGGAGATCTCGCCGCAGGAGGGAGATGATGCTACTCCGGAAGAGGAAGAGTTTGAGGTTGAGTCCCAGAGACTCCGGGGCGGTGGTGATGGACGATCTGCAGTAACAGGATACTGAAGGAGACGATTATGATACGCAGGTTCTTTTATGTATTACCACCAAGGGGAACTACTCTTCACATCCAGTTTGGTCGTTATCATAGTGAAGGTCCAGTAGCTTGTGGAAGACAATCACTACTTGGCTGGTCATGGTGGAAGTCTACTCGCCGTGCTATTCGTAATCGTGTGCCTGTTTGTAAGCAATGTGTAAAGGCTGCGTAAATGTTTGACCTGAACCTGGACAATTCGATTACCTTTGATAAGGATCTTATCAAAGAGCCGAACATCTGCGACCGGTTTACTGAGGCGGACCTGGGTAAGATTGGGGAGCGGGTGTGGACTGGCTATGCCCGAGACGAACAATCCCGTATCGTCTGGAAGCGCCGTACGCAGGCGGCGATGAACCTGGCCATGCAAGTCCAAGAAGCCAAGACCTTCCCCTGGCCGAACGCTTCGAATGTGATCTTTCCCTTGATCACGATTGGTTCATTGCAGTTCTCCGCCAATGCTTACACGGATATCATTCAGGGCACCGACATCGTTCGCTTCCGTACCCAAGGTGAGGCGGATCAGCAACTCCTCAAAAAGGCCGAGCGTATCGGCCGGCACATGTCCTGGCAGGTTCTAGAGCAAGATGAGGCTTGGGAAGAGGAACACGATCGTCTCTTTATCTACATGTCGATCGTGGGGAGTGGTTTCGTCAAGACTTACTTCGATGCGACGAAGGGCTATACCGTAAGCGATTTCGTCACTGCGATGAACTTCGTGGTGAACTACTGGACCAAGAGCCTCGATGGCTGTAGCCGAAAGACCCATATCATACCTCTGTTTCGTAATGAGATTTACGAAGGGGTGATGAACAAGATCTATCGGGACGTGAGGAACGAGTCCTGGTTTAACTCTGCCCCGCAGATTCCTGTTGGTGACGCTGAGGAACAAAAGCGTAAGGGACAGAACCCGCCGGCGGCAGACGAACTCACCCCATTCCAAGCCCTTGAGCAATGCGTTTCTCTGGATCTGGATAAGGATGGTTATGCAGAACCCTATGTCATCACCATTGACGGCGGATCAAGAAAAGTTCTTAGAATCGTTGCCAGATGCCAAGGTGAGGGAGCTATTAGCCGCAATGCAGCTAAGGAAATCGTCTCTATCCAGGCAAGTGAATTCTACACCAAGTACGGATTCATCCCATCGCCGGATGGAGGCTTCTATGAGAGTGGCTTCGGAACTTTCCTCGGCCCGATTAATGAGGCAGTCAATAGTGGAATCAACCAGCTCATCGATGCGGCCACTGTTAATAACTCCAACGGCGGGTTCCTGGGACGGGGGGTTAAGATACGTGGAGGTGCCTACACGATCGCACCCTTCGAATGGAAGCGGGTTGACTCGACCGGTGACGACCTTAAAAAGAACATGGTTCCGTTCCCTAAGTCGGAGCCTTCGCAAGTTACTCTAGCGTTGATTCAACTCCTCATTAACTACGCGAACCGGGTATCTGGAACAGGCGACACGGAAGTTGGTGAGAACCCTGGCCAAAACACTCCCGCATCGACGTACCAAGGCATGTCAGAGAAAGGCATGCAAGTGTACCAGATGATCTTCAAGCGGGTCTGGAAGTCCATGCGACAGGAGTTCCGCAAGCGGTTCGCTATGAATGCCCTGTACCTCCGCCCGCACCAGCGGTTCGGCGCAGGGAAGCACTTCATCATGCGTGAGGATTACCTCGGCACGGCGGACCAGATCGCCCCGGTGGCTGATCCTAACACCCCATCCAGCGTGATGCAGATCCAACAGGCCATTGCTGTGAAGCAGGACTCGCTGCAAACCCCTGGCTATGACATCGAAGTCGTAACGAGGAACTTCCTTCGATCACTCAAGGTCGAGAATATCGACCAAGTGTACCCTGGCATCGGAAAGGCGAAGACTCCCCCGAATCCGAAGCTGCAGTTAGAGCAGATGAAGCTCCAGCCGAAGATGGCACAGATCCAGGCGCAGGTGAAAAAGATGCAGTCCGAGGCTGCCCTCATCCCGGCGAAGATCCATCTCCTCGAAGCCCAGGCGGCACAGGCGGTGAAGGAAGCTGGCAACGTCGGGGTGGCCGAGAGGCTCAAGGCCTTCGAGCTTGCTATTGACACGGTTAAGGCTCATGGCGAGATGCTGAACGAACGGATAGCTGCCTTGCAAGGTCAAGGCGAAGGAGACGACGGTGAGAAGAAAGGATCTGCCGACGGAGGAGGGATGGCAAAGCTGGATGCTCCATCCGGTAACGGAGGCGTTCCAAGTGATGCTGGATCTCAAGATCAAGGAGATCCGGGGTCGATGGGAGGCGGAGGAGTTCCTAGCGGAGACGGCGGAGCAGACGGCGGCGCTGAATCTGGTGGCGCTGAGTCTGGTGAAGACCCTGAAGCAGCTCCGGGATCTTGATTACGAGGACTTGATTGAATCACTTATAGAGGACGATGAAGATGGCGATGAACAGAAAGCCGATATGTAATGAGTGTGGAGTGGACCTGGATATATTCGGTGCCCACAAGCCTTGGTGTGAGAGTGCTATGAGACAGTCCGAGGACAAGACCGTGAACGACTCCGGGCTTGATCCTCAGGGTTGTGCGGTGCTTATCCTCCCCTACGATCCGGAGGTTAAGAACTCTGTCATCCAGCTCCCGGATGATGTGAAGCGACGACTGGATACAATCGAATCCCGGGCGACTGTGATCGCGATCGGCCCGGATGCTTGGAAAGGCTCTACTCCCCGTGCTCGTGTAGGGGATAAGGTCCTGGTATCCAAGTACTGTGGCGCGGTTATCAAAGGTCCCTGGGACGATATCCAGTACCGTATCGTAAACGACCAGGATATCTACTGCCAGATCGTGAAGGAAAGGCATCGTTCGACCGAGGCAACTCGTTCCCCGATGCCGGAGGCAATTACCAATGACTGATCAAACCAACGAGCGTAAGCCGATCAATGGTGATGGGCAGGTTGTAACTCCCCCGCCGGAGACCGAAGCCAAGGCTCGCAAAATGGGATGGGTCCCGCAGGAGCAATGGCGTGGAGATGATGGGGTGCCGTGGCTGGACGCCCAGTCGTTTGTCGAGAAGGCAGAAAGCGTACTGCCAATTCTTCGATCTACAAATCGCAATCTGGAGGGCAAGGTATCCAATCTCAATACCGAGCTGTCGAGCACGAAGACTGCACTGGCCGAAGCGCAGGAACAGATCGCTGCATTGAAGGAATTCACTGACGATATCGTCAAGCAGCGGGTCGAGGCGGCGCGGAAGGAACTTGCCGCTGAGCTCAAGAGCGTTCGGGCCGACGGCAACACTGAGCGGGAAGTGGAGATCATGGCCGAGCTGGCTAAGCCAGAGCCGGTTAAGGAAACTCCCAAGCGTGAGGCCGCTCCAAAGCCTGCCGCCGAAACCCCGGAGTTCAAGGCGTGGAAGGCTCAGAACCCTTGGTGGGAGAACGACCCGATCAAGCGAGCTGTGGCAACGCAGATGGGGATTAAACTGGCCGAGGAAGGCAAGCTCAAGGACCTCACTCCGACGGAGCGAGCGAACCTTATCACGGCGGAGACCAATGCTTATCTCAAGCAAGGTGATGATCCTCCCCCGCAGCAGGTTGGCGGCGGACGCAATGGCTCGAGTGGTGGGGGTGGTAAGTCCTACGCTGATCTCCCTGATGATGCCAAGGCCGCTTGCGATCGTTTCGGCAAGCGACTCGTCGGTCCCAATCGGGAGTTCAAGACGATGGAAGCCTGGCGTGCACACTATGTTAAACAAGTTTTAGCCTGAACGAGGATTACGAAAATGCAAGAACGAGAGATTAAAGAAGGCGGCGTTCCTAACCCTGCTAACGTCAAGGGCGAGGAAGGGGAGAAGCGTATCCGCCGAGTGCCGATGAGTGCTCCAGTCCAACGCCTTCAGGTCGAGCCGATTGACGGGTTCCATTTACACTGGTTTGCTGAGTCCCGTGTGGAACGGGCAAAGCAGGCTGGTTACGAGCTAGTCCACAAGGGAGAGGTTTCTGTTAACTCCCGTCAGATCGGTTCGCCGAAGTCGCTGGGCGGAAGCACGGACCTTGGCGACTGCGTCTCCATCGTCGGGGGCGAAGTCGCGAATGGTACTGTGGAACGTCTGGTACTGATGAAGCTCAAACAGGAATGGTGGGAAGAGGACAAGAAACTCCTCGACCAGCGGAATGCCCAGATCATGGGCTCGATATTTGAAGGAGAAGCCGTAGGTGGGAAGGATGGTAATACAGCACCGTTGCCTGATCATGCGTATGCAGGAAATCGCTCGATGAATATCAAGCCGGTGCTGAATCGAGGAATCAAAAGGGCCCAGCCTGGTAGGCGTGGGAATTAGCTAACTTAGGAGAACTTACGTGGCTTTCACGAATCCTTCAAAGCCCGCTGGACTGTCTCCAATTAAGAGTATCTCTGGTACTCCTTGGAACAGTGTAGCGAATCCGTATTATATCGCTCCGGGAGATACGAATGCGTATTACCCTGGCGATCTGGTGAAACTCCAGACCGCAGGCGATCCGGCGACTGGTCTCTCAGGGATTACCCTGGGCACCGCCGGTGCGACTGCGATTGGTGTTGTGGTGGCAGTTGGGCTTTCGGCTCAGCTGGCAGGTGGTGGGTTTGGTGGTCCTTACATCAATCCCAATAACCTGGGCCTGACTTATCGCCCGAGTGGGGCACAGTCGGCGGCGTACTACGCCCTGGTCGTTGATGATCCGAATATCATCTACGAGATCCAGGAAGGTGGTGCAGGGACGAACCTGACTCAGGCGGCTGCCGGCAACAACGCGAATATCGTGTATGCTGCCCCTGCAGCTGGAGTTTCCGTCTCAGGTACTACCCTCAACAACGCTTCGGTCGCCACGACCGCTACGCTGAATCTGCGTATCCTGTGCTTGGCACAGCGCGCAGATAATCACTTCGTCACCAACCCGGCAACGGGCGGCGGTGGTCAGAAGTGGTGGGTGATGATTAACAATCATCAGTTCAGCTCTGGCACCACGGGAGTATAACACATGGCTATTGGTGGTATCATCTCCACTGGCAGTCATCCCAAAGCCCTCTGGCCTGGGGTGCATGCCTTCTGGGGACAGAAGTACGACGAACACGCAAAGGAGTATCTGGACCTCTACGACCAGCTCGACTCCAGTATGGCGTACGAGCAGGACGGTGCAATCACTGGTTTCGGCCTTGCCCCGGCGAAAGCTGAAGGCGCGCCAATGACCTATGATTACGAAACTCAGGGTGTCATCTCAACGTACACGCACATCGCGTATGCGCTGGGATATATCGTCACCTACGAAGAGCTCCAGGACAACCTTTACGAGAAGGTCTCCATGAACCGCGCCTGGGCAAATGCATTCTCGATCACTCAGACGGTCGAGAACATTGCTGCAGGTGTGTACAACGATGCCTTCACCGGTGCGGTGTATCTGAATGGTAACGGTCAGACCCTCTGCTCCTCGTCAAATCCCAATGCGACTGGAGGTACGTTCAGCAACGTATTGACCCCGGCGGCAGATCTGATGGAAGCCTCGCTCGAGGACATCAGCATCCAGGCAATGGGCTTGCAGACGGATCGAGGACTCTTCATCTCGATCCTTCCGCAGAGCTTGCACATTGCACGCCAGGAGTGGTTCAACGCTAACCGGATTATGAAGTCAGTGCTTCAGCCCGGAACGGCGAACAATGATATCAACGTGCTGAAGGCGACCAATGCCTTCCCGGGTGGTATCAAGATGAACCATTACTTCACCAACCCTCATGCCTTTTTCGTCCGAACGAACTGCCCTAATGGGATGCAGATGTTCTGGCGCGATCGGCCTGAGTTCGACCAGGATAACGACTTCGACACGAAGAATGCGAAGGCGGGTACGTACATGCGGTTCTCGGTAGGTAATACCGATCCGCGTAGCATCCTGGGATCGAATGGTCCGTAAGGGATAGGATAGTGTACGTGGGTTTCGATCGGCGATTCCCACGTACATTATTCCCAAGCTAAAGGAGAAACCAAGTGACTGCGACTCCAAATGCGGTCCCTCAGCGGCTACCAGCGGGATCGACCACTGATCCGCCGTATGGACCAATGGCAGACTCGGGGTTTAGTAACCCTGCGTTCTACCATCAGTTCTTTGATGACTTCGACAACAGCATCGGCTCTACTGGCCTCTGGACGGTTAGCAAGGGCTCAACCGGTACAGCAGTCCACGGAGCGGGTGATGGAGGTTTAGTCACCCTCACCACGGCAGCGACGAATGCTGACTACGTGTCGATGCAGCTTCCGGCGGCGGACTTCACGCTTCCGCAGGTTGCTACCCAGGGAAAGAAGATGTTCTTCCTGGCGCGGTTCCAGCTCTCTACCCTGACCAGCTCAGCCATTGTAGGGTTACTGGACACCACGGCAACCCCGTTTGCAGCGATTACGGACGGGATTTACTTTCACCATCCAAGTGGTGGTTCGGTTCTGGAACTGATCACAGTCTCGGCGAGCACAGCCATGACCTGGGCCATCCCGGCTTCGGCGTATACCCTGGCTGCAGCTACGAACATTGACGTAGGTTTCTATATCGATAGGAACCAGAACATCAATGTCTTCGTAGGGTCGGTCCTGGTGGGCTGGCTGCCTCAGTCTGGTACTGGCGCCGTGAACCCGGTGACTGGGGTGACTGTTCTACCTGTGGTTGGCAGGCAGTTACAGGTTGTGAGTTCGAACTTTGTGGCAAGTGGATTAGCCGGAACCGGCTACACTGGCCCGTGGACGATCACGACGGCGAACCTGAATCCGACGATTGCTGTCCAGGCGGGCTCTGCCGCCGCGGACTCGATCACTGCGGACTTCATTGCTGTACAGAAGGAAAGATAAATGATAATCTCCAGGGTCCTTGCAGATGGCGCTCGTAACCATACGATCCAATTCTCCGGGATCATGGAGAAGAATGTCTTTGATCCGAAGGAATTGATGAAATGGGACCGACCTTATCCGCCAAAGATAGGGTCGGTCCTTTGGCTCATTCAAGAGAAAATGGGCATCCACCTCTGGTGGGATAAAGAGACCCCGCTCTTTCCTATGGAGAGTAGGAATTCTATGAGGTTTGATACAGCCTTGCAGCCGCCCGATGGGTGGAAAGGGGTTTTCTACTACGACACCTTTGGTGTGGTGGATAGCCCGAAGCATTTTATGTTCATCCTGGATATCGACAAATGAGCCAGAATCCAGTCCCCACGCCAGTTAATCCGGTTACTCCCCCCATAGGGGCAGGACCGATTTATTTTAACTCCGCGCAGCGAATCATCCAGTTCGCGATGTGGGATGCGAAGATCCTTGGCCGTGGGCAAGAGCCCTCGAGTGAGGACTTTGCTGAGTATATGCCGAGGTTGAATGAACTAGTTAATTACTACCAGACGCAGGGGTTGAAGCTATGGCTCCAGCAGGATATTGCGATCACCCCAATTGCTGGACAGAATCTCTACTCGATCGGACCTTCGGGGAATGTGGTACAGCCCCGTCCGCCGAGGATCCTCGAGGCTTACTACCAGGACTCGAACTTCAACCGTCGGCCGCTGATTCCCTTATCCCGGCAAGAGTGGGATTACCTGTCGACCCTAGTTCAACAGGGAGCGATCAACTCTTACTTCGTGGACAAGCAGCAATTCGTCACCAACTTCTGGCTTTGGCTGACCCCCGACGCTACCGCTGCTACTGGAACAGTCCATGCCCTGGAACAGATCCAGGTGAACAACTCGATCTCTTTAACGGACCAGATGAACTTCCCGCAGGAATGGTTTATCCTCCTGCATTGGGGTTTGGCTGAGCAAATCTCCCAGGGTCAGCCATTGGCGATCCAACAGGTGTGTCAGTCAATGGCCCAGCGATACCAAGATGCCCTCGAGGCTTGGGATGTTGAGGATGCCTCGACCATGTTCCAGCCCGATCAGCGTAGTGGCTTCGGCAGCAACAGGTTCCGATAATGCCCGCTCAACAAGCCCCAACAATGCAGCAGCCTCAACAGCTGCCGCTTATTAATCAAACCGACAACCGTGACGGAACGACTAACTTCGATGCGAGGTTGATTAATGGCTACGGGGAACAGGATGGAGTTACTGGCCAGTACCAAATTTACAAGCGCCTCGGGGTAAAATACACCTACAACCTGGGTAGTCTTGGAACGCACCTGGGCCAAGGATTGTATAGCTACGCTTATTGGAACTCAGCAGTCTCTGTATTCGGTGTTGCTGGGCAGAGTCTTTACTGTAATGGAAGCTTGGTGGGGAGTGTAGCCACTGGGACAAGTACTACGAATCGGTTTAGGTTCAGTGTAATTCCGATAACCTCTCCAATTGTTATCCTTTGCAATGGAGGTAATGATGTTTACACAGTCTCCGCCGACGGCGTAACCCTAACCTCGGTGACACCAGCGTTTTCTAACACTCTGGTTCCTGGAGTGGCGACCCTCGACGGGACTTCGTATATAATGGACATCACAGGAGCTATTTGGGGAAGTCCCCTTAACACGCCCACTTGGGCGGATTCTTTAAACGTCATCCTAGCCAATGCCGACGGCAGTCCAGGGATTGCATTGGACCGACAGCTTTCCTACGTTATCGCTTTTAAGAGGAATATCACTCAGGTATTCCTGGATAATGGCAATCCAACAGGTTCCCCGCTAGCCCCTGTACCCGAGGCAATAACTCCCTACGGCTGTGCCGATGCTGGGAGTATCCAATCCCTGGATGATATTTTATACTGGCTAACCTACAACCAGTCTCGATCCCCACAGATCGCGATGATGCAAAACCTGAAGACGCAGATAATCTCTACCCCGCCAGTGGAGAGATTACTCCAGGCGGCGCTAACGGGGAGTTATGGAAGTATCCATTCGTCCGCGTTGAAGGTCGCTGGACATAAATTCTATATCCTTACAGTAACAGGCGCGAACCTTACTCTGGTCTATGATAGCGGGCAACAACTCTGGTCCCAGTGGACAGATGGCGCGGGGAACTACTGGCCGTGGATGGAGAGCACCTTTGACGTTAACGGGAAGATCCTGGTCCAGGGGGATGCCGACGGCTCGATAAACTTCATCGATGCAGCTTACGTGTATCCCTTTGATACGAATTATGCTGGAATAACCTCCACACCTCAGGTGGATATCTACACGCCGAATTACTCCGCGAATATCAACCGAGTTAAAGTTCTCAACCGTATGTGGTTCCAGGCAGACCAGACCGCCGGGTCAGTCCTGTACGTTCGGTACTCAGATAACGATTACAAAACCTGGTCCAATTTCAGGCAAGTTGATCTATCCGTATCAAGGCCTGTTCTGAAAGACGAAGGTTCGTTCTACAAACGAGCGTATCACTTTCGACACCTGGCCAAAACTTCCCTGCGGATCAGGGCGGTGGACCTTGAGTACGATATAGGGACATCATGATAATCCAGCCGATACCTCAGCGGGGAGAACCTGCCCTAGAGCCAACCGGGGATTTTAATCTCCCCTGGTGGATGTTTTTCAAGTCACTTTCCCTAGCGTTCTCAGTAGGATTTACTGGGACGATTGTCACTGCGAAGCTCACCACCGGCGGCGCCAACGGCTCGATGACCTTTAAAAACGGGATTCTTATATCCCAAGTAGCTGCGACATGAATGCAGTTGTCACCAAGGATATGATGTTGGACCTCCAGGCGGAGGTACTCAAGATTCCCCAGTATGAGTTTCCCACCAAGCATTACTTCGCCGACGGAATGTACGCGAGGGAGATTTTTATCCCTGAGACTGCGGTGATTGTCGGAGCAGTTCATATCAAGGAACACTTTGCTATGCTTCTCAAAGGCCGGATGTCTATCGTCCAGACTGGAAAGCCTAGGATGATACTCTCCGCCGGGGACTTTTTCGTATCTCAGCCTGGCGCAAAACGCGCAGGGTTTGCATTCGAGGACTCAGTATTCATGACCATCCACCGGACAAGTCTCACTGATATCGCTGAGATTGAAAAAGAGATCGCTGAGACGGACCCGCAGTCAGCCTATCTCCCAGGGAACAAACTAAAACACGGAGCCCTTAAATGAGCATGGCAATTGCTGGAGGAGTCATTGGTGCCATTGGAGTGGTTAGTAATATTGTGGGATCGAAGAAATCTAGCAGTAACGCTAGTGCTTCCTCGGCTATCACTCAACAGGCCTCGCAAATCGCTGGGCAGCAATGGAATAACCAGCAGCAGTATAACACGCAGCTTCAGCAACTAATTCAGAACCCTGATTCGTTTCTGTCAAGCAGGACGTTTCAGGATACCCTTAACCAAGGGCTCACTGGTGTCTCCCGCCAGATGGCCTCGCAGGGGTATCTGGGAAGTGGGAATGAAGCCACTGCACTGGAGCAATATGGTCAGACATTCGCTGGACAGCAGTTGTCACAGCAAGAGCAGTTGCTTGCGAGTCTCACTGGCCTCGGCGGGAATGCCGCCGGGCAGACATTAGGTGAGGCTGTCGGTGGAGTGAATGCAACCACGAATGCGAACAACTCCACTGCCAAGCAAAGCAACGGGATCTTTAACAGTGCCGAGGGAGTCCTTGGACAGGTCAGCGGATTGTTCGGTGGTGGGGGAGGAGATCTCAGCCCCGTGAACGTCACTGCTGTCAAAATGTAAGGAGTTATCATGGGTGACTTCGACTTCACAAGTGGCATTGCCACCGGGGCAGCAGTTAAGGGACAAGAGCAGCAACAGCGAGAGGATGCGCAGCTGTTTCCAGATATCCTTGCCCAAGGGCATATTGGGACTCAGGCTAAACAAGTAGCCTTGCAGACTTCACAGTTGGAGTTACAGAGGCAACAGAAGCAGATGACTCTGCTGAGCCAGGCCGTGGATAATGGCAAGATCGGCTCTGGGCAGACCACTGCAGATCAGATGGATCTAATGGCGCAGATTGCACTTGACTCGGACAAGCCCGAGGAGGCCAGACAATACTCCCAAACGGCTTCGACGATCCGAACTGGGCAGGCGTATATTGCGACTCAGCAAGCCGAACAGCAGCGCAAGTCCTTGACGGATATGGCGGACTTCCTAGATGGGATTCATGACGAGGCGAGTTGGCATACGGCGCTGCAGAACTTTGTAATGACCCACCCGGATGAGGCGAAGGATCCTCATGTATCAGCGATTCTCCATGCGCCTTATAGTGAGCAATTGATACAAGAGTTGCATAATGGAGTACAGACTTCCCTGCAAAAGGCTGAGACCGCCGCCGCGCAGGCAAGGGAGAAGGCTACCCAGGCGGGACTGAAACTCACCGATGCGAGGACGGTGCAGGCAGAGACGGCGGCGAGACTCAACTCGGCGAGGGAAGAGCATTTGCGTAAGGCTGGAGGAGTTAACCTCACACCGAAGGCCGCTGATGTGCAGATGATTACTGATCAGATGGCTGTGCAATATGGTGATCCAGCGGATCTGGCGCAGACCTCAAGGTTTAGATCCCTAGCCCAACCGGTGGCTGAGAGGGCACTGGAGATCCTGCGCAGCAACCCAGGTATCCCGCGGGACCAAGCATTCCGCCAGGCATTTAGCGAGGCCAAGGAAGACGGCCAGTTCGGTGGGTTGAGGCAAGTGGCGCCTCGAGGCGGCAGTGCCGCGTCGAAGCCCCTGGCCTTACCGATGAAGGGAGGAAAGGTAGACATTGGGTCGATGAAGGATAATCTCTGGTACAACGTCCAGGGCAAGCCGATGCTCTTGATGAATGGGAGATTGTATAACCCTGGGGAGTTGGCTAAGCTCCGTAGTGCTGGGTCTGGTGGAGGTGACTCTGGTAGTGATGACGACATCGGCCCAGATCCAGCCGAACCGGGCTCGGATAATCCAGCTGATGACGAACCAGCGGTAGACCAATAATGCCAATCTCCCTCGACTCTCTTAACTCGGGTAGCGCAGCCCCGGCGGCTTCGAACGCTGGTTTGGGTATTCCACTGTCAGCCCTCTCAGAGGATATACCATCGACAGGCAAAGCGAATAGTCCTACACCAGTGCAGAAGCTTGCTGGGGCTGCCTCGAAGCTCGGCCGGGCGACGATGGATGATTTGAATAAGTCTGGGAATCGGTTCTGGCAGATTTACACAGATCAGAGTAATTCTGCTGTGCAAGCTGCTCGAGCAGACATCGAGGATATTCCAAAGGTACCGACTGGGGAGTGGGTTCGAGGGTTGAAGGATATCGGTGGAGCACTGATCAACACTGTAGGTGCGATTGCTTCCCCGCTGACCTCAACCGCCCAGTGGCTCGTGGGAGATCCAATTGACAGGGCAGTCCATGCTGGCGGGAAGCTGGCTGTGGCAACCGGACAGAACCAAGCTGACGTAGACCGCCAGGAACAGGTTATCACTGAATGGACTGATAACCTGGTACAGCTAACCGCTGGTGCGATCGGTGGGGATGCTGATGGTGTGCACCCAATTACCCCAGAGGGAGAGATCCCCTCGATGGTGAAAAAGGAACCTCCCCTTGGGGACTTGAAACTCAATCCGAATAAGCCTCGGGTGAGAGTAGTGGGTGTGAGGCCTGATGGGAAGCCCATTATCCGGATTGTGGATAACCCGCATCCAGTGGTGAAGACTGCCGACGAGGCTTCCCATGCGGCTGCAGTGTCGTTCCAGAGTCTAGCGATCGAGCATCCAGAGGCGGCATCGACTGTAGCCGAGGAGGTTGGGAAGACTCAGCCAAACCTGGGTGAGGCGCTCTCGCAACAGGTTAATGAACTGGCCAAGGCTACCCCTGAGCAAGAGGAAAAGGTCGGGGTGGAAGAGGCGAGGGTTGCCAGCCATGACACAGAGGCTGGACTGCATAACTACTGGGCACAGGCGCAACGGAATATTCAAGATGACTTAGATGCCCATGCTGCGAACGGGGAGAAGGGAGTCCCTGTGTCGTCGCATAAGTTACTTGATAAACTAATCTACACGACGAGTAATGCACCTAAGGACACAACACTGTCGTACATGAATCAGCTTCTTATTAAGCTGAAGATGTCAACAGACAACATCCCTGTGCATTTCAAGTCGATGCTGCAGAATGATAAAGGTGAGGACGATGGCTCAATTGGTGGGCTGTTTATCTACAACCGCCAGAGCACTCCTGGGGTTAAGGGAGTCAAGATCTCCCCGATGAGGATTGAGGTTCGGCCGACGCCTTATGGGACGGTTAAGACTCTAGTCCACGAGCTAGTCCACCATGCCACAGTGAAGTTCCTTGAGGAACGCCCGGATCATCCGGCGGCGAAGGAATTGGATAGGCTTTGGAGTATTGCTCTAGAGCGCCACGCTGCAAAACCTGACCAACTGCCTAGCTGGAAATCTATTGATGTCGGCGGCAGTCCTTATGGTTTAACCAATCCTCACGAGTTTGTAGCTGAGGCTTTATCTAACCCTGACTTCCAGGACTGGCTGATCTCCAGTGAGTCCTGGCGCAAGCCTGGTGAACGACTCTCCAATATGTGGAGTAAGTTCGTTGGTGCCTTGCATCGTATGTTCGGCATCAAGAACCCGACGGAAGCCCAGTTGCTTCATAACGTCGTGCGCCTCTCCACCAACATCATCGATAACCAGGCGATAATGAACTCCGTCCGTAAGGTAGCGGACCGTGCTTCCCAGGCTGCCGCCGATGCCTACCGACTTGCTGATCGCCAGACCCCTCGAGCACCAGACCCACATGGGTTCAAGGGTTTATCTCGAGCCGCTGATGCCGTCGGCATGGGCTTGGTCAAAGGGAAGATCAAAGAGTACTGGAACTTCATCCTCGACAACTTCGCCCCGGAGGCTAAGGGAATCGAGGCTCGTAAGGCCGGGGCTATCCTAGCTGAAGCTATTGGCAAGAGGGTGCAGAGTGATACCGTACACTTCGAAAAGGGTAGAGTGCGCAGGGACTTCTGGACAAAGAATCCCGAGCTGGCGCAGAAGTTTATTAGGGGATTTGAAAAGGGAGAGACGTTCGATCACCCTGTACTCAAGTCTGCCGCCGAGGGATACAAGGCCTGGGCTAAGGCACTGGAAGCTCAGGACAAAGCCAGTGGAATCGAATACGAGCCTGTGGATCATTATCTCCCTCATATCTTTGAGCGCTCTGATGATCTGGCGGAATGGCTCTCGCAGCAGTTCGGGCAGTCGTGGACCAAGCCAGGGTTCGCAAAGGACCGTGGGTTCGACCTCTACGAACAGGCGATAAAGGCTGGCTTCAAACCCAAGTACACCAATCCTGAGGACATCATGCTTGCCCGCCAGCAAGCCTCGAACATGGCCCAGATGAAAGTGGATACACTGAAGGAACTCACTGCACAGGGCCTTGCGGTGGATGCTGAGAAGGGAGACAAGATTCCTCCCTGGTTGGCGAAGAAGTATCCTTCCCCGAATGGAAAGAGCGTTTGGGTTAACTCTCGCGCAGCGCCAGTTATTCAAAATGCCTTGAACTCCCGAAGCCTGTGGAACATGCGAGGCCCTGTGGGGGATGGGTTTAAGCTCATGATGTGGATGAAGAACAAGATGGTTCCCATCCGCCTGGCGATGAGCCTCTACCATCCCTTGCATATTGCTACGATCCATAACGCCGCTGGAATGGTACGGGCATCAAAGGAGATGCTAAGCGGAGCCATGAATCCAGTAGAGTGGGCAGGCCACATGGTTAAGGAATCCTCTTTAATTTGGAGCCTGATCGAGGATTCGAAGCAGGGCAATCGGTTGATGAAGGCTTACAAAGGGCAGATCAAGGCTGGGGACTTGATGGAGCATGAGCAGCTGGGGTTGCAATACCTGGTGGAAGGAGGTCTGACTCCGGAACTCTCAATGGTTTACAGGGGAAGGGCCATTGAGAAGTTCCATGATGCGATTCTGCAACGCAAGGCGTCGGCGGTATGGCATGCGCCTTACGCGGCGATTGAGTCGATGCAGAGTGTAATGTTTCAGAAGTGGATTCCAGCGTTGAAGGTTGCGTCGTTCCTCAAGGACGCCAGGTCGGCGATGAAGGTCAATGGGCATCTGGCAAATGACCCGATGGCCAGGCGGATGGTGATGAGGGATCTGGCTAAATCAGTGGATAATCGTTATGGAGAGATGGCATACAATACGCTGTTTTGGAACCGATGGGTCAAGGACTTGGCTGTTGCGAATACCTTATCGCTTGGATGGCAGCTTGGATTCATCAGGGAGTTCGGCGGTGGAGCTCTTGATCTTGGAAAGGCGATGGTTACCAAGGGAGGAGTTAAAGGTAAAGCCTCCAGCGGGTTGTTAGACCGCCCGATGTTCAGCATGTTCTACATGACCCAGGCATTGGGTTATGGGGGATTGCTTACCTATGCTATGACAGGCAAGACTCCCTCTGGATTAATGGATTACATCTATCCTCGCACCGGGGAGACCGACGACCAGGGGAACCCGATGCGGGTCTCCACGATGTTCTACACCAAGGAGATTGCCTCGCTGTACAAGCACATTGAGAATGAGGGTGTGCTGAGTGCAGTCGGGGATATCGCAATGTCGAAGGCCGCCGGGCAAATTGGTCTGATCGAAGAATGGGCAAGGGGGGTTAACGACTATGGCCAGGAGATCCGGGACCCTAACGCTCCCGCGTACAAGCAACTCGAGCAAACGCTCTACCGCACGCTCATCGACCTCGAGCCTATCTCGCTCGGTAATCAAGGGTCTAAGTCAGGAGAAGACACGGGACTATCAATTCTTGGGTTCAATACCGCTCCTAAGTACGCGACAGAGAATAAAGGCGAGGCGGCTATCACTTCGGTCTATGATAAATATTACGCTGCAAAAGAGACACCCTTTGCGTCTGCTGAACGGAGCACGGATGCCAAAAAACTTAGAGCGCTCTACGCATCTAACGACACGGATAAGTTCGATGATCAGCTCCAGACCATGCAGGACAAGTACAATTTGTCTGGCGCTGAGGTTAAGCGGCTGGTTAGAGGAATTGCCAGAGGAGAGGACAGCCACGTCCATATGTTCCAGGAAATGACCTTTGACCAGCAAAAGCGGATCTTGGATAAGATGACCCCGGAGGAAAGGGAGAAATATCTTCCTTACTCAAGCAAGTCGCATCGCGCGGAGCTGGAGGATCAGTATGAAAGGTAAGGCATATGATAGGACAACTAAGGATAAGGTAATGAAATACCTGTCCGAAGGACATACCATTGCTGAGACCGCGAAGAGGTTTGGGATTCTCTACTGTACGATTTATCAGTGGGTACGCAAGGAAAAGGGTGCGGCATCGTGAGAGTCCTGGTAATGGATCTGGAAGGGGAAGGTACTGGACTTGATCTGGCCTTGAGGGCCAAGGAAGCGGATCATGCAGTGCGTTACTGGCTACCGCCGCATGTCGCGGGCGATCGTCCCTATGGAGAGGGCTTGGTTAATCGCCCTGAGGATTGGGAACCGCTTATGGACTGGGCAGATCTTGTTGTCCTCTGCGGGAATTCTAAGTATGAGAATAAGCTCTCCTACTACTTTGGGAAAGGCTACCCGATCTTTGGAGCCAACGCGAAGTCCGCCGAGCTCGAGCTCGATCGGCAGAAGGGGCAAGAGTTACTGGAAAGCGTAGGGATTGAGACCTTGCCTTACGCGGTGGTCGGGTCGGCGGAGGAAGGGGTTGATTACATCACCAGAGAAGGGAAGCCTTTCGTGATGAAACCTTGGGGAGGGACCGCCGATAAGGCCATGACGCATGTTGCGTCTACGCCTGACGAGGCAGTGTTTATACTCGAGAAGTGGGAGCGCGAGGGAAAGTTCACTGGGGAGTTAATGCTCCAGGAGAAGGCCGACGGGATTGAGATTGGCGTTTCTGGAATGTTCGGACCAGGCGGCTGGTGCCGAATGATCGAGGAGTCGTTTGAACATAAGAAGTTCATGAACGACGACCTCGGGGAGAACACCGGTGAACAAGGAACTGTTATCGCGCACACGAGTAAGTCGTTGCTTTTTGATAAGTTGCTTAAGCCTCTTACTGACCATCTGCAGCTTATCGGTTATACTGGGGATTGTTCGGTTAACTGTATTGTGGATAAGGACGGTAGACCCTGGCCTTTGGAATTCACTATGCGACTGGGTTGGCCGGACTTTACGATAAGACAAGAGGTTTTGCTGGGTGATCCGGTGGGTTGGATGCTGGACTTGCTCAAGGGCAAGGATAGCTTTGATGTGAGTGAGGAAGTGGCACTGGGTGTGGTGATGAGTCACGGGGACTTCCCGAGGTCGAAGGACCCCTTGGGGACATGGGCGGAGTATCCGATTAAGTACAAGACGAAGGACTGGCCACATTTACACTGGCAGGAAGTCAAATGGGGCTCAGCGCCCAGGGTAGCCGGCGGGGCCGTGGTGAGGCGCAATCAGATGCTCACAGCGGGCAACTATGTTGTGGTGGTCACGGGTGCCGGGGAAACGGTAACTGCGGCCCACCGGGCGGCGTATGCGGTAGTGGGGGACGTTAAATGGCCTAGCAACGTGATGTACCGCACGGACATCGGGAAGCGGCTAGAGGCTCAATTACCAGTGCTGCATAAGCTGGGTTATGCCAAGGGGATAATCTATGGGTAGTCCGGTGGTAAAGGGACGAGCAGACTATTGGGCTCCAGGGGACTTCAATGCCGCCTGCTCGATGTGCGGGCGCAAGCGTAAAGCCTCAACGATGGAGAGGAACTGGCAGGGGATGTATCGATGCCCAGAGCATAACGAGCCGAGGCAGCCTCAGGACTTCGTGCGGAATGTTAAGGATGTGATGACCGTTCCCTGGGCTCAGCCAGAGACGAATCTCTTTAAACAGATCGAGCCGACGTTTCCTTGTATAGCGTTGCCAGACCCAGTGGTCTGCGTGTACGGCACTGGCCTGCCGATGACCACGGTCTACAGCGCGGATATGACCACGGCTGGTGGCGCGGATATGACCACCATATCGGGGTATGCGAGTCCCCTGGTGGTGTTGATTATCCCGAGCTGGGTGGTGGTTACATCGGTGCAGTGGAGTTGGCTGGCCGGCGGGACGAATATCACGATCGACTCTCCGAATGCCATTGCTACGTTCTTTACAAGCTTGATCCCACTCTCCAACGGGATAGCACAAGCCTTGGTTAAAGATAACCTCGGCGGCCAGGCGATTGCTACAGTGATTGTATCGGTGGCTGCGGGGCAGTCGGTCGTCGGCGGAACAGATCCAATGATTATACTAGGGATGAATCTCTAATGCCAAATCTAAGCCAATTGCCAGCTGCTTCCACTCCAACAGGGAATGAAATTCTCTGGGGATTGCAAGCTGGAGTTGATGTCGGGATGACGGTGGATCAGATCCTGGGGATCGCGGCGAAGGGAGTTTACAGCCCGACGTTTAACTCAGGGTACTTGCAGTTCACTGGCCCCGGGCAGTCGCTGCAGGCGAGTGCGAACTTTATCGTGGGGACCAACCTGCCGAATCCAACTGGTACCCCTGGGGCGGCGTTTTTGCTAGGCTCGGGGGGAGGTGGTGGGACGGCGATTACTGCGTGTCTGATCACTGACCAAGCGTTTGATAACATCACGCCTGGGAATACCATCATCATCACTGCGGGAGAGACCCAAGGCGCAGGGACTGCGAATGGTGGGTTGCTCTGGTTGATCGGTGGTGGGAGCTTTGGGGGAGTTGGCGGGACGCTGCAGTTGCAGGGTGGTACGTCACTGAATGGCTCTGGTGGACTGACGGTTGTGCAAGGTGGTAACGCCACCAATGCCTTGGGGATTCCTGGGGATGTGCATATTATTGCAGGAGAGGTTGGCTCTGGCGGTGCGACGATACACTTAACCTCGACTACGTTGCACGGCACGTCTGGGGTTGTTCGCATGTCGAATGGTTCGGACATCTCCCACACGAACATCATGGCGGACTTTATCGCGTTTGGAGCGCCGAGTGCTGGTTCGCAGCCGATGCAGATATTCTTATACGGATGTATTGGGAATACAGGAGGAGGGTACGGTCCAGTTGGTGCGCCGATGGTCAGTGGTGGGTCGGCTGGCCAGACACAGTGGTTTACCGCCGGGTTCACTGGATCAGTTTCCTTCGGCACAGGCCACACGATGACAGTAGTTAATGGTCTCATTACAGGATACACTTGACATGCAAATCAACCTAGAGAAAGCTGAGATTGATGTGGTGATTAACCATCTGGCCGTCGGCCGGTATGTGGACGTGGCGAATATCTTGAACAAGATCGCTACCCAAGTCCAGGCCGCCGCCCTACCCCCGGCGAAGCGTCCGAAGACTCCGCCGCCGGCTCCGCCCACACCAAAGGCCTAGCACATGACCCTGAGAGAACAGCAGAGTCTATTCGTTAAACTGATCGCGCAGTTTATCGAATGGGCTTATGCCGAGGGGTATGAGCTTACGTTTAGCGAGGCTTGGCGAAGCCCAGAGGAAGCGGAGATCCAGGCAGCGAAAGGTGCTGGGGTTACACATTCTCTTCATACTGAACGTCTGGCAATTGATCTTAACCTGTTTAAGGACGGGGTACTTACTGTGGGGAAAGCAGACTACCAGCCCTTGGGGGACAAGTGGAAATCCATGCATACCTTGGCCAGGTGGGGTGGAGACTTCCGGCGGACTGACGCTGATCACTTCTCCTTAACCTGGGGAGGTGTAGAGTGATGTCAGAGCAAACAACTGGGCTGAACTGGCTGCATTTGTTGATGCTGCCGATTGTGACGTTTGTGGGGTGGTTGGCGCTGAAGATATCAGGGAAGGCTGATAAGAGCGAAGTGGATTCATCGATTGATAAACTATCGGCTACCATCAGGGAGCTGTCGTTACAGCTATCAACCCACCACGAGGCGAACACAAAACGGCTAGATCAACTGCACAGGGATATCTTGAACGTTGTGTTACACAGGGAAGAGAAATGAACTGGCTATTGTTCCTGCATGGGATCTTTTTATCAGGAGGAGTTGGCTGGGTGCAGGACCATCCAATGCCTCCGCCGACGTATGTGTACTGGCGGTATGATATTAATGTAGTGGATAATCCTTACGGGATCGTGGAGGCGGGCGTTGAGTATCCGCTGGGGAAGAAGCTTAGCTTTGCCTTGGAAGGCCGGCATATCTCGAGCATTAACGCTGGTGACTTTGGTACAAATACCTTTGAGGTTCATCTTAAATGGAGACCTTTCGGTGGATAAGGTACTGGCACAATTAGTCTTTGGTCTGGCTGTGGTGACAGCTCTGTCAACTATCTCTATGGTATTGCTCTTGCATCCAGGGAATATAACTGCAGAGTCCAAGGATATCGTGATTGGGGTGTCGGGTGGATTAACGGCTGCAATTGGTGTCGCCGCCCACTCGCTGTTTGGTAGTAATGGTATGGAAAGCCCAAACGGGCAAGGGGTTATGAAATGACTTTTGGAACAGATCTTGAGGCAGCTGGCAAGGCAATCCTGGTACTGGCGGAGAACGATGCACTGACTACCTTTGGTCCGGCGATTGTGACCTTTGGGACGGCGGTGGAAGGGGCGAACGGCGATCCGCTTAAGGAAGCAATGGCCTGGTTGCAGTTCCGGGTGAGCCTTATTGCAGCGGCACCGAATGCCTTGGGTGCACTGGAAGGGCAGCTGGCCTCCCTCGTGGTGGGGAAGGTACAGGCCTTGATGGCTAAGGCCGTGGCGAATCCGCCAGTGGTGAATCCGCCGGTGAGTGGGGGAGTGGTTGCTCCGCCGCCGAGTGCGGGAGTAGGGCAGGTTGGATGACGCGGCTAGAGGTTAGCCTAGCGCAAGGAACCGGGCTGATCTCGAAAGGGATCAGCTGGTTCTCCGCTGGGCGTTTGAGTCATGCGGACCTGGTTATGCCGAACCATACGCTGCTCGGGGCTCGGACCGACGGCGGAGTACAAGCGAGGCCAGGAAATTACCTGGGCACTACTACCCGCTGGGTGTTTAGCAAGGAGGTCAGCGGGGAACAAGCGTTCGAGGTTTATCGCTATGCTTACAAGCAAATCAATAAGAAATACGATCACCTAGCAATTCTCGCCTTTGTTACCAATCGGGACTGGCGAGAGGATGATTGCTGGTTCTGCTCGGAGTTGGTTGCCGCCTGCCTGGAAGTAGGTGGGGTTATTAATGAGCTCTGGCAGCCATTGAACAAGATCACTCCGGTGATGTTGGCAGTGATCTTGTCCGCCGACGGGTGGAGTTATAATAGGGTAAACTGAGGGGGTTCTCTACGTGGGATTCGCCGATGGAATACCACGTAGAGAATCATCTATATCCTTCGGTGCCACCATCAGCCCTCGGTCAGTGTTGATTATCTGGATATATCCCGCCCGAACGGCTCCGTCGAAGACGCTGGAGTAATCCCGGAGCAAGGGGAAATGCTCGTAGACATGCTGGTAAGCATGGTCGTAAGATACAAGTTTATTCTTACGAACGAACTTAATCAAGCGCTCGGCTTGGATGGATTGGGTTGTCCGCCCGATCTTGGAAAAGACCTTGGGCATGTCTTTTTCCAGGTCGTCGATCATGGTGCCGGCGGTAGAGAGATCCTCGACGGTTATCTCCATTAGGTCTCGCTGGGCCGCAGCGATCACCATCGCCAACTTGTGGAGGTGGGTCTGCTTTCGAGCCAGATATCCGCCAAACCTTTCATCTTGTAAAAGCTCGGGCGGGTGATCATAGTGGTGTTTATACCAGACCTCTCCCCATTCCATTCCCTCGTCTGAAATGGTATACGGCCCCATGAGGTTGGTGGCAATGTGCTCGAGGTCCTGGACGAGGAGGTCAGCCTGGGCTCTCTGGCCCGCTGGGATGTGCTGGGATGGGTACGCAACGAAACGCTCCTTTTCCTCGGCGTAGACGAACAAGCAACGGGAAGTAAACCCGCCGCCGATCACGTACTCGGGGAAATTCCCTGCGATCCACGCGGGAGTGGTGCAGGCGATGAGGTTGATCCAGGGATTCTCGACGGTATCTGTGCCAGAGCCTTTGGTGATCTTTTTGAACTCGCCTTGCTTTGCGTCCCAAAGGTTGACGAGCAAGTCAATCATCTCACGATCTTGCGGATTAACCAGATTACCAAACTCTGAGCTTTCCAACGTAAGCGCGCATTGAGTATACCATTCTGAGTTGAATTCAAATAACTCAGAAGCCTCAGCAAAGCCTGTAACCAGAGCCGGCCACGTAACCACGTCGGGGCCAAATTTAACACCAGGCACCTTTCGCAGGAGCGACATCGCGATAGAAACTGTAGTCGACTTGGAGACAATTCCAGGAGGAGCGACGAAGACAATATAATGGTTCGCGTGCCACTTGAAGTATCCCATGTCGATCCATACTCGACGGCGCAGCGCTCCGGCAATAGCGGACACGCCAGACCAGAAGTGCATTCGCCTTGGAGCTTCTGAAAACTTTGCATATTCTATATAGGCATTAAGCCAGTTTGGAAAGTTCCTCACACTGCCCCCATGATGTAGTGGAGAACTTAAGGTTGAAGGGTATAACCAGTGGGTCTGGATATGGGACTACCACTCGGGAGGCCTCCATGATTTTGTGCGGGGTGGATTGTATCATGGACTTGGGAAATTGTCCATTAAGGGAATCATGGACCTGGGCAAGGACTTGAACCTCGGGGACTTGGTTGTAGATCGCTAGCCAGATCTTGTTGATTACGATGGAAACAGTAGACTGGGGAATCCAAGCGATGGCTTCAGGGATAATTGAATCGACACGACCAAAGATCCTCCACTGGTATCCGAAGGTGTTTTGGACAAAGTGATATTTAGTGACCTGCTGCTTAATTCGATCGTGCCATTGCTTAATACCAGGATGCGCACCAAACCAGATGTGCTGGGCTCGGTCAACTTCGTGGACAGTCCGACCAGTATTTGCTGCCATAGTCCTTGCGCTTCCGCCGTAATTGGTTCCGTGGCAGAAGGTTTTGGAAAACTCTCGAAGAGCTTTGCGAGGGCCGCGATGGTCTCTGTATCGGTCATGGTTTTCTACTAGCTCCTCGAGTGGGGGAGGGTCTTTGCCTTGGAGGACAAATGCGTTCATTAGGTGGATATCGGCGCCCATTCGTAGGGCGGACTTGAGCATCTCATCGTCGGCCTCCCAGGCGACCACTTGAAGGTCGGCGCGATCGAGATCTCCGTCGAACCAGATATATCCAGGATCTGGGATAAACATACTACGAATGTTCGGGAATCCATAGGGATCTCCGAGAAAACTAAGTCCAGTTCGCGCTGCCGCCTTGGCCACGGACTTGGATTTCTCAGAGGGAATATTCTGAAGATTGGTCCCTGATCCGAAGGCGTATTCTGAACTAGACAAGCGATAGGTTTTCGGAGCACTTGCTCCTGAGGCAGATCCTCCGATGTTATAGGCACACCGCATGCGACCGTCGGTATCCAGCGGGGCGGATAGAAAGTTACCCAGAAATATCCCAAGGGTTCTGATATCAGCAATTGCACTAACGAGTGGGCGGATAAGGGGTTCTCGGTCTGCCAGTCGTTGCATCGCTTCATCGTTAAGTGTAGCATGGCCGGCGACTCCTTTCTTTGCTCGGGTCATTTGGACTGGGAGCTTGAGATCATCATAGAAGAGCTTCTTCATCTGGACGTGGGAGTTGACGTTGAAGTCATGCCCCAGAGTGTCGTAGATGAACTGCTCTCGCTTGGCGATTTCCTCTTGGACTTCAGCGGTTAGCTCGGATCTTTTAGCCGTATCCACCCGAATTCCAAGTTGCATAGCCTTAAGAACCGGCCAGAACATTTGTTGCTGCGCAGTGTGAACAGGCCCCAGTTCCATCTTCTCCACAATGCTGCGTAAAGTATCAGCGACTTCATAGGTATAAACACAATCCTGGCAGTTGTAATTCCAGAGCTGGTCTTCACCGAGGTTAGCATCCCAGTTCTTTCCTTCGTCTTTCCAGTAGACGTAATAGTCACAGTATAATGATGCGAGATGGGCAAGGGACTTGGGCTGATCGCTGAACACAGCGTGCTGAGAGATCATCGTGTCCTGGGTTACTCGGGGGACGAAGTGCCAATGCCGCCAGGTGTACTGGGAGTCGTAGAGGATGTTCTGGCCGATTACTGACGCGTTTCGGTGGGTGAGGCATCGGTACAGTAGATCGACGAGAGTCGCTTCCTCAGCTTCCCCCCAGAAACCGCTACTCCTTTCGACACACATAAACGGAATACAGATCGCATCAAATCTTGTCCATGAGACACCAGCACATGCGATATGTCCTCTTCGAGTTTCGATGTCAAAGCTGAGTTGCAGTCGTTCTCCACAGTCAAGTCGATGTCGTAGATTAGTGAGAATGATAGTTGCGTCATTGAAGGATGGCCTTATTTGGAAGTTCCACTTGGGAACGGGAAAATCAGTACCGTCCCGGAATCGGGCTGCTCGGCGCAAGTCGTGGACGAGGGTTGACCGCCACTCCCATTGGCGGAGGACTGCTGCGGGGTGGTACGTAGGTATGACCTTGTAACTGGACACCAACGTACGGAGCATCGACCCTCGCCACTTGGTGATTCCTTCTTTACCGGTGAGGGCCCAAAGTGGGGTTCCTCCCAAGGCCACGATAATACTCGGCCTGACCAGATCAATCTCCCGAGCCAGAGTATGCAAGCCGTCCATAATGACAGGAAGGCAATGGCGACCCAGATGTTTAATATGAGCATTAGTGATTTCCTTCTTAGACTGGGCGAAGAACTGGGTGATGTCGTTGGCGGGAGGGCGGACACGGACACAGTTGGTTACGAAGCATTCGCTGCGAGTGATGCCGGCCTCTTGGAGCATACGATTGAGCTCCATGCCGGAGGCGCCTTGGAATGGCTTGCCAGAGCGTTCCTCCTCAGCACCAGGGGCTTCGCCGACGAGCATGATCTTAGCATTAGGTGGGCCGTCGGGGCCTACTTCGATGGGCATTTGCGCTTCTCAATCTCGTCTTTAATATACCAGAGAGCCTTTTCCAGGTCCTCAACCCCAGCCTTGAGGTCGGCTCGCCAGATGTACTTTACGGCATTGCCGAGGTTGAACCCCATATGCCTGGTGATCTGGATGCATTCGATACCAGACGGATGGGAGGTGTAGTGCTTTGGGTGGTTTACTGGGTCGTCAGGGGTGCCGGTCTGTATTACCACTGTGCCAGGATGGAATTGACGGCAATGTACCTCATGAAATCCATTAGACTCACCACAACTTGGGCATCTCGGCGCAGCCATATTCATTTCAACCCCTCCAGCCGTTTAACCCCTATCCCGAACGCCGCCGGGTCTTGCTCGATGTAAGTCGCCCGACACTTCAACTCGTGCGCTGCGGGAATAACAGGTCCCGTACCACCAAAAGGATCAAGAACAGTATCTCCAGGGCGTACACTCCGAGTAAGCAAGTCAAGGTATAAAGCCACGGGTTTCTGGGCGTGATGGCCCAGATTATCATCTGATGCATATGTCACCACATCAGGGTAGATTCGATTAACTGGCCGATTCCCTTTAACCGCGAACAGGCAGATCTGGTATTTCCTCTGGGGGCCGTGTTCAGGCCAAGGCGCGCGCATTGCTGTAGGATTAACCCAGACCAAAGGAGTACGGAATACACGCCATTCCTGTTCTTGAAAAAATCCTTTGAGTAAGACGAAATTATCAATGTCGCAAAAGATGTAAGCATGTGCCTGAGGCTTAGCAACCCGGTAGCTCTCCACTGCCAGTCGCTTGGCGAGGGTATTCCAGGTTTTCCAGGAGTCGTCATAGAAGTGAGCTCCCGCAACGCGACCGCCACTATCGCTGAATTGATCTGCATCAATTCCATACGGGGGATCAGTGAGGATGACATCGAAGGTTCCATCTGGTATATCCTCGAGGACTCGGAAACATTCCCCTTGGTGAAGGGTGTGCTCGTCGATTAGGGACTTGCCTATCGAGAGCGCGAGCGCGGCGTTTTTGGACGCTTGCTCCTTGCGCTGGAGGAGCTTGAGCGCTTCCTTGGGGGAGGAGGCGGCGGCAACGTCGGGGTCGGAGAGATGGGGTGCAACCAGGATTTCTGCCCTGGTCCGCTGGAGGCTTTCGCCACTTGAACCATGAGTGGTTTCAGCGAGCTCCTCGATCGTAGGTGCTGCGAGTCCAGCAGCTGCTGCACGACGCTTACGGCGCTCGTTAAGCTCAGCGGTGGCTTGGGCTCGCTCTTGCCAGGAGAGGTCAACCCGGCGGATGTTCTCTTCGAGTTCCATTTCAAAGGCATCGTCGGGGTCCATGTCGCCTTGATATATACAAGGCACGTGTTCGACTTCGAATTGAAACTCCCCGCACCGAACTTGATTGTCAAAGAACCAAAGATGGGTGAGCGCGCGAAGACGCCGCTCGCCTGCAACCAGGAGGTAATTTCCCTCTGGGTCCTTTCGCACAACCACTGGTTGGATGAGTCCGTTAGCGGCAATTGAATTGGCCAGGCGCAGGACATCTTCCTGGGAGATGGTCTTGCGTTGGCGGTGCTTGTCGATGAGGATTTCATTGACGTTGATGCTCAGGAGTTTCATGATGGTAGCTGGATCTTCGGCTTAGGCATCCCGGCGGCTGCTGCGCTGGCAATGAGATGCTGGCGTTGTTGGGATTCCCACTGGGCGATGGCGTTGGAGCAAGTTTCATGCCATTGCTGAAGGGCGATGGCGATGGACTTCGCCTTGATCGGGAAGCGAATGGTGATGGGAGGGGTGTTAGGGAACTGGATATTAGTCTCCCCGATGAAGATCATCTCCCTGGACTCATCATCATCGCCTTCCATAGTGATGGGAAAATAACAGTTCAATATCCCTGCCTCTACGTCCTCTATGCGAGTGACGGAGTAGAGACGTGAGGCGGCTAGGGCCTTTACAGTTATCGGCATTGGAAACTCCCGGTCGATTAGCAAAACACCCAGAGGCTCACAACCCCTGGGTGGTTAGGTTAAGGGCTAGACCTTTGCGACAGAATCAACCCTGTCGTAAATGTTGCCTTCGTATGGCTCGTTCTTGATCTTCACTCGAATTGCCCGCCCGATCATCTGCCGAGGGGCAAATGCCTGGCCAGGGACATTCATCCCCAGGGCCTCACGATACCGCCGGAGCTTGCCGTTTTTGCCGGGGCTCATGTCCATAGCACCTGCGGCAGTGATATCGAGCATGATGCCGTCGGTGAACTGCAACGAGGGAGGCTGGCCGTTCGCCTGGAGTTCCTGCGGGATGTCACACTGGATCTTGACATCGAGCCGGATTCCACTCTTGGACGGGTCCTGCTTACCCTGCCAGGTGACGGAGTTGATATCGAGGATAGTCCCGATAAGCTCTGTTCCGGCTGGGATCGGCGGGCGGGCAGTGCTGGCCTCGGTCGTGGTGGCGTCGAGGAACTGGGATGGGTCGAAGTTAGACATGATCTTTTCCTTGAATTACTGTGATTTCACTGTGTACATTGGTTACTTTGGTTTGGTGGTTAGGGAGCCTCCTCGGGAGATCCACTTGTCGATGATTGGCTTAAATGATGGAGGGAGTCCATCAGCAATTGGCAAATTTCTTGCTTTGAGATCAGCCTGAGCATTTGCGGTGGACCAGCTGAACTTTGTTCCTTCTCTGACAGACAGTATAACGTCAGAGAACATTGGAGGAATCTTTGGGGCAAGGGCTCTGCCAAGGGTAGAGACGGTAACTTTAACTCCACCAAACACTTGGTCGACTTCACGTTCCACGTGGGCGAGTAATACAACGTGACATCTGCATCCATCGGTTAATTGCCTCAAGAGTTTCTCAATCTGATCCTGGGCGATGCCCCAATCGGCTTGGCTCTTTACCGGCTTATTACCCACAACCAGAGACATAGCAATTGGATTGATACCAGTAAGAGAATCGATGGCAAGGCAGCGATCCGGTCCCCACGTATCGACGGCGCCGTACTTATTACCAGTCCGGTCGTCCGGGAAGTCGCTGAGCGCACGGAGGAGGCCGACGAATTGGTTGTGCTTGGCCCGGTTGTTGTCCGCGAGCTTGTAGAGGACATCGAGGGAGGTTGTATTGATGGTGTTGGCGGACTCTGCGAGAGTCGAGAATGCGCTTCCCCCTCGAGGTAACACATGCCAGTGGAGATTCGACGGGACTGGCTTCCCCGTGTCGGTGTAGTAGCCAAGGAGGGTCTCCAGTCCAGACTCGGTGAAAAGACAAAAGACCTCGACACCCGTGTCGGCCAGGGTTCCCAGAGCATGGGTCTTGCCTGTGCCGGCGGGGCCTTCGAGGAGGACGTTAACGCCTGCGAGTAACGAATCAGCCATATGGTGAATTTCCTTCATTGGCGATTCTAAGGTGTAGGTCGAATTCTCGCGAGAGTAAATACTCCGGCAGCACCTCCATTAGATCCATGTTCCATTCGTGGTATAAGGCACAATCGCTGAGTAAGCTACCCGGAACAGGATCGTTGATGCGGGTAGTATAACTGCTCTTGCGCCATTTGTCAATACAGGAATAGCATGTTGAGGTCAAGGAAAGGCAAAGGGGAGAGTCGATGACCTCGAGCTTGGCCCAGACGTGGAAACAAAACTTGCAGTACCAGATAGATGAGTAGATCGGCCAGGTGTCGTCTGGGTACGCACGCTTATCAGGGACCTGGATAGTCCACTTACCGTCGCCTAGGCTGAGGAACGCCGTCCTCAAGACACGGTGACTCCAGTGGGTGGACTGGCAACTGCCTCCGCTATTCCTTCCAGGGCGTCGGACAGGCTCAAGGTGCGGGCGAACTCAGCGTTGCGCCCCATGTCGCACCCGCTGTCCGGTTCCCAGCACTCATCGGTATGCGCGTGAGGCGCTGTTGCGCTGGAAGATGACGGCTCGGGCAGCGCTGGGAACTTTCCGCCTGCAGCCTCGAACCATCCTGACAGCGGCATCACGCGCACGTATCCGCCGTGATTGATGCCAATGGCGCCCTGCTCGGTGACGAAGATGCTGTCCGCGTAATAGTCGCCCTCGCGCTCCCGCCACAGCTCGCGGTCGGTGTTCTTGTATGCCTTATCCATGCTTCAGTTCCTCCCGATTACTTAACGATGGGGCGGGCGGGCAAGGCAGCGCCCGGCTGAGATACCTCAGCAGCTTTTTGACTCCCCACCGGCTCTTGCTCTTTCACGGTTGAAGGTAGCGTTGAATGCTCGTGATAGCCGCCGCCGCATGGGCCGCAGCGATTCTTCGGATGCCAGTAGCGGCTATGGCTGCTGCCATTGCTTCCCCAGCCGCCCTGATCAATGTAGACGAACGTGCCGAGGCAGCACTCACACCTACCCAGTGGGCCATTCCACCCCAATGCAGGGATGTTGCTGCCGCCGGCTTGGACCCCGTGCTCACATCTCATCTGGCTCACGCCTGTCTCCTGCGCTGGTAGTGGAGCAGCCGGCATGGTTCGCCAGATGCTGCGGGCAATCACTCGCGCCACAGTCCGGGCAAACTTCAGGGTCAGCCGGGGCGTGGCAACGGCAGCACGCAGCACCATCCCACCAACAGTCACAATGAGTGCCATCTTTGCTGCTCGGGCAGTCCTCGGAGATTTGTTCGCTCACTTCGCTTCCTCCCGATCTGGTGATGCGCTGGAAGCGTCTCTTAAAAGACAGCAGCGGCCGTTCGGCCATGTGCACGTCTCGGCGCCCAAAAGGGACTGCAGCCGCTCGATCTCATCTGCTAATTCGTTGAACAAACGCCCCTCTCCAAAGCCATCACGCGGCCACTTGCGGGCTTGCTCTACAAGGCTCATTAGTGATTCCCTCGATTAGCAATACCAATTAACATCCAGGCAATACCTAACAGGACTACACCGTATATGATTCGAGAAAGAATCGGTCCGTGATCGAGTCCGTAGGTAATGGAGTCTAGGAAGGTCACGTCGCCACCTCTTCCCTCATCAAGGGGTTCCACCGGCGCTTCTCAAACGAGGTCTCGAGCCAGGGAGTCGGGTCTTGGCTAAGGCAAGGGATGCGAAACGCACAGCCGCCATAATCAGCACAAGAGCTATCCAGGTTGTGCTTGAAGTAACCCATGCGCCAGCGACTTATAATCTCATTAACCGTATCCAGCATCTCTTCATACCAACGATGGATCTGCCAGTCCGGATGCATCACGATGGCTTGCTGGGTTTCGTACTTGGTCTTGAGGATTGAGACACCTCGGATTATCGTGCCGTCGGTTTTAATTCCAGCCTCACGAGCACCCCAAGCATAACCGGTGAACTGGGCTCGAAGATCCCACTGTCGGCTCCAGGAAGGACCAAGAGACGTAGCGGTCTTTTCATCTGTATTGTATACTCCGCCGGCATAAGACAAGATGGCGTCCATCCGTCCGCAGTACAAAATGGGATCGCCGGTGACTGGATGAAGGATTGGAAGCGGGTGAGCGAACGAAAACTCGATGCCCCTCTTGCCCGAAGGCAGGAGAATTGGTGGAGAGTCATCCTCATTGAGCGGATAGTTATCAAAGTAGAACTCGTAGGCACCACACATCCTTTCCAAGGACTTCGCCGAGTCCGGAGGGCACTGAAAGTCACCATAGGCAGTAACGAGTGCTGCGAGTCCGGCGGCGACGGCGGAATCACTTGTTTGTTTATCCACATAGTAAGAGGTCCTCGCTACTTCCAGGGCAGTGGCGAATGCCTTGCCCGCATGGCGGTGGACATTCTCGCCTTTGGATTTCCAGTCCTCGAGGTAGATGTGCTTGAAAAGAGTCTGGCAGGATTTCCAAGCGCTCAACATGCTTGAGTCGAACACACTTGGGAAGTATGGTTCAGCGGTCATTGCGGGTCTCCCTTACTGTGTCGCGTCTCTCGGGTCGTTCCAATTCGTCCAGTCCCCCATGCTCAAGTCACCGAAGAAATGTATTCCGCAGAGGTCTGTATGCGGCACTACATGATCGATGACGATAACGGTAGGGGAACGGCCACATCCTTGGATGTAGCATTCAGATTCGAAGTCAGGTTTATACTGTGGCGGGTCCACGATTTCCATTGGAATCCTTAAATGGCATCCAAGCCTTTGAGAATATCATCGGCGCTGCGCACCGGGCCAGCGGCCTTTCGAGACGAGGCGGTCTTCCCCTGCGCGATGGCGTTCCGCCGATCCTCTCGCAAGGCCTTGATAGCTTCCTTCCACTCGTTCTGGGTAATGGTGCCGTCGATGCATCGCTGGCGCCATTGACTAATCTTGTTGAGTAACTCTGGGGTCATTGTGAAGGCTCCTCCACATGGGATGTGGTAACTATAATACGCTCTGGTGCATTATATGCATTGTTAGTTGTATCACGCTCCCACCGAATTACTTTGAGCTGATGCTCAGTAACAAGGTGCCGGTTTAGGTATTGTTCTAAGGCTTCTCTAATACTTTCATAGCTTAGACCAATAGAAGTTTCGTCTTTCATGTAACTATCCTATTTAAACTGGTGCCCGCACTGGGGGCAATTGCGTACGCCGCCGGTGAAGAACTCATTAATCCTTTCGATCAAGAACTTCTGATACGCAGCGTAAGGAATACGGCCCTCGATCTCACTGAATAGGTATAGATCGAGCTTGGCTCGGATGTCCTCCGGGAGGTGGAGGGTGAGTTTCGAAGGCCGAGTTATATTGGGGGTGCGAGGCATATTTCTATCAGCGACCAATAGCTGTTTTAGCTGCCTGCTCCTTCTGGTATGGCATCCACTCGGAGTAACAATAGCTCGGGGCAGCCTCGTCATCTTGAAGGAGCTGCAACGATGAAAAGCTAAATGGCACACCATTATGGTCGAAGCCACCGACGTTTATCATCGTGTCTGACCATACGTAGGTAATCAGGGCAGGCTCGGCTTGGTTCTGATCAGTCGAAGCAGAGCGATTCTGTACTAGCACTACTCTACCGATTGTTGGCTTTATCATGCAAATAACTCCTTTAACATCTGCTCAGGCGTGCGGTTTGCTACCTGGGGCTTGGTGATGGGCTTGACGCGGCGCTCCCCTCGGAGATGCTTCCAGGCAAATCGAAGGCTAGTGGGATGCCAATACTCTCGAATTGCCGAAATCTCTCCCTCAGTTGGAGGATCAACGGTGTGTTGAAGGGGTCCGCACCACTCGCGGCCAGTAACGATCTCAAGCTCACTGTACAATGGCTCGAACTCCAAACGGGTAAGGCGGCGTGCACCGCTCTGGCGATGGATGTGTTCCTGGAAATAGCCAAGCGATCCTACCTCTGGGTTGTTGTGGAGGATATGCAAAATCCTTCGAGCAGTCCAGTTGTCTGGGTTGTTGAAGGATTGATTCAAGGTCTCACCAATGGTGCGCAAGCGAGCTACCGATCCCTGGCCCCGCTTGTTACGCATGGCGATTGTAAGGGCCTCTGCGAGGAGGTTATCTAGGTCTTCCATGATGGAGTGGGTCTCCCTTGGCTGGGTTATTGCCGGAAGTACGATGGGTGCTGCTCAGTGGGCCAGCTTCGGTGGGATTTGCGCAGTCCCCACCAGAGTGCAATCGCGATCCCTGTCAAAATAATCAAGAGCTCGAGCTTCATTGTTTTGGTCCCTCTTTGTTGTGTACGTATGGTTCGGTTCACGAAACGCACGTATAGTATCACAACCTCCCACCCATGTCAACCAAGGGTTTAGAGTTTCATTGGAAGGGATAAAGGAAAAGGCCCCAGAGAGAACCTCTGAGGCCTCGTCCCGCCGGTGCCAGGAGACCCACTCGTGGCACAGACTTCCTCGCTACCAGGGAGTGGATAGCGAGGCTGCGCTCAAGATTAGAGCGCGCTCAGCAACGCGTCGGTATCCACCGAGGCTGAGGTCTTCGAAGCATTCTCCGCCTCGATCCGCTCGATCGTGGGCTTGAGCTTCGGCGACTGTCGCAGGGCGAGCTTTTCCTTCTGGTTGAGACCAGAGAGATACTCTCGCACTCGCTCGATCGGCTTGCCGGAGACTTCCACCAGGGCCCTGAGCAACACGCTCGCGCCTGCGAATCCACCAGCGCCACCCTCCCGGCGGGCATTCCACTCGCCTTTGTTGAGCTGCAGAACCACCGACTCCACGGCTTCCACCATGTCATCGACGTTCTGCTCTCCAGCCGTCGCATCACCGAGTTTCTGTTCCGCCCCGTGCCCGGCAAAGCGGAGAACGAACTGATCGGGGATCTCGTACGAAATGGTCTTCCCATTGCGGAAGTCCAAACGCACCGTTACCTGACCATTCTCGATGATGGACTCTTTGAGAAGCTTGCGCTTCCCGACGAATGTCACCTGTCTTCCATCGGACATCGTTACCAGTTCGTCATTTGACGAAGGGGTAACGTCATTTGCAACTGCGTTCATTAGCCTTATCCTTTTTACCAAGTGGCGAGCCTTGATTGACAATTGTGGCGCTCCACCGATTCCACACGGGCATTATCGCATGGGTTTGTGGGAAGTCAACAAAGGGTTTGGAGGATTATTCATTGCCTTCATCCGTGTCCGGTTCCCATTCGTCTTCAGTTTCAACTAGATGCGGCCTGTGCTCTTCGTCGTTCGATTCGTCAGGTGGCGGTAGGTCCAGATACGGATCTGGCGGCATAGCCAGGATAGGCTTGCGATGATGAAGATCAGCGCAGCCACACCAAACCAGAGTATCACTCCCATAATAGCGAGCCAGCGAGTGAAGACAAGGGACTCTGCTATGAAATGCGTCATCGGCGCTCTCCCCAGGTGAGGTTATCGATTGCCCTTGTGATGGCGACATAGGTGAGGTTAGACTCTTGTTGGAGTTGCTCTTTGGAAGTGGCATAGAAGGCCGGCATCAGATCCGGCCGCAGTATATGCACCGACTGATGCTCAAGGCCCTTGGCTTTGTGGATTGTGCTGAACAAGGGTCCGGTTGCACATTGAGAGAGTTTATATACTGTGTCCAAGATCTCCTGTTTCGTCCGGTACTCTTCGCAGAATAACGCCACTGTTTCGTATTTGTCCGCCAGCGCAGCGACTTTCCCCCGGAAGCCTTTGTTCTCAGCACTTTCCTTCTCCTTGAGATACCATTTGTCGAGTTGCTGCCGGATCGCCCGAGTGTCCTCGCCTTTGAACTTTCGTATGAAGCCTTGAAAACCCTCGAGGAAGTTTGAGAGGACACGGCAGGGCTTACGCTGGCGAATGTGACGCATGATCGCCCGGAACATCGGGGCGTTGTTACGACAGAGAATCAACTGGTTGACGAAGATCTCTGGGTCGGCTTCGTCGTCCCGAGTGTAACGTACAGCGCCAAGTGGAGCATTCGGCCTTGCCTGGATGTGCTCAGAGTACATCTGAGCCTCCTCAACGATCCGCTGTGCGCAGCGATAGCTAATGGACAGAGGAAGCTCAACCATGCTGAATCGTGATTTGAGCAAGTCCATTGAATCGTGTGCTGCGCCGCGAAAGCCATAAATGCCTTGGTTTCGGTCCCCCACTGCGATGATCCTCGAGCCCAGTGTTTGCATATTCGCAAGCATAAGGTGCTGGATCGGCGAGAGGTCTTGGCACTCATCCACAAATACAGTCCAGTAAGTGGGATAAGCCCAGCCTTGTGCAAGTGGTACATAGAGTTGATCATCGAAGTCGAACGTCTCAAGTTCAGAAAGGGATTGCTCGAACACAGAGAGCGATGCCAGCGCAACATCTTGCAACCTCGTCGAATCCACATCCAGGTACGAATCAATCAACTCTGCGAAGTCCTGTAACTCTGCCTCGCGCCCAATACCGAACGCGCAGTTCTTTGCCAAGCCGACAGCTCGCTTGATGGTGTAGCCGAATTCCTTGCGAAAGCTCTCGTCTGGAAACCTCGCAATGATCGAGTCCAGTTTCTTCGCGTCGAGCTTCGCATGGGGCATCTCCTGGCGCCAGACCTGATGCCCAAGGGCATTCATGGTCTTACAATCAATCGAGGTACGTGAACGTAACTCTTCGGCAATACCCTTGTTAAAGGCAAGGAACAACGCTGAGCCGCTGACAAACGTGGTGGCCTCAACCAGCGTGGTGGTTTCGCCACTACCTGCAACTGCTTGAACGATTAGGTTATCGAACTGTTTATGTACAGCCTCAAAGATATTCCCCTGGTACTCCGACCAGTCCCTCCGCGGCGGATCGTCCACCATCACTGCTTCATCTAGAATCGACATTTGGGTCTCCTTTTGTAAACAACTGCATTGTTCGATAAATGCTGTGCTCAGCTTCCATCACCCTCAAATCATTCGCTGCGTCACTCACCGCGTGCCAGTCATGTTCCTGGACCTTGACCTTGAGATAAGTGATTAACGCAAGGTGTTTTTCCTCGTAAGTCATTAGATCAACTCACTTAAGTCACCGTTGAACTCCAACCTTACCTCTTCCACCCTGGTCTCCAGGCTCTCGAGTGACGCGAGGCCTTTCTCCGCGTACCAGATAATCGAGTCGAGGTCGTGCTTGGCCTGGATCAACCCCTGCTCAAGCGTTCGAATGCGACTATTCGCCCTGGCGAGATCATCCCGCATCTGCCATTCCATTTCTTCAAGGTCCTCGACAAGGTTCATTGCCTTATCATACTCCCCATCTTCCATGTGCAAGCGAACACGCTCGGAAGTGGTGAGTTCATCATATGCCTTAACCATAGGGTCTCTCCAGTATGTTTTTGATGAGGGCTTCATGGCTCGTATCTGTGGCACCCCGGCACCTTTGGTTCTTCATCACCGTATGACTCGTGGGCCAATGCCTCGCGGGCAATCTCGGCTGGCAGCGTGAAGTCACCCGGTCGCGCTATTTGCCCCAGCGCCGCGCGCAGCCGCTCGATCTCTACCGCCTGGCGGTCGATCTCCAACTGCTCAGCGGATATGAGTGGATTCGTCATTGTGGGTCTCCTTCGTTAAGAAACGTCTCGAGTTTAACTTCAACCAATGGTACTGGTCGGTGCAACTCATTAACCAACCTCGCAATGGCCTCCCGATCGCCCTTGCAATCAGTCCACCTACGCTTGATCTCATCCAGCCCGAGTCCTGTGCGTTCGGCCAACGTCAACTGTAACGCTGCGTCAGCCTCAGTTCGTTTCGCAATAGCCTCTGGTGTAACCTCTGGCACAACCGTCGGCCTTGTAACCACAGTCGTCGGTATCGGATTATCCCAGTCAATCCCAGATGGCTTTTGTTTATCCGCTTCCAATCGCTGCTGCATCTCCCAGAGCCTTTGCATAGCAGCTCGTGATTCCTCTAGCGTAAGCACTGGTGCCTTAACCCCAGCCTTTGCCTCACCCTCGTCATAATCATCATCTTGCCAGGACTCGTTACGCACAATCCTCCCAATAGTCGTGATCGACGCGCGGTAAGCCCTGGACAACTGCCCTTGACTCATACCCCTGGCGTAGTCAGCGCGGATCTGCGCAACTATCTCCATGTTGAACTTTTTGTTATTCTTGCTCATTAACCACTACCTCTCGCTTAAGTCCCTCAAGCATCACAGCGATCCGAGCGATATGCTTGAGGCGATCGTTGCTGCGAAGCCCTGTGGCGAGCTTCGCTGCTTTGAGGGCTGACCTGCCCTTACTCAAACGAATGCCTTTGGTCTCAAGCGATAGAGCGCTGGCTAACGCGTGCAAGCGGAATATCTCAACGGCCTTCGGCCCGCTGAACATAGTTCCACCTGGAAAGTGCTCGATGCTGTCCACTGGTATGTACCTCAGATCCGCGCCATGTCGGCGGCGAACCCACACCATACCATAAACTCCCCCATGTGTCAACCAAGGGTGTTGTCCTATAATCAACCCCTCGCCCATGACGGACAACAACGTGACCCCCACCCAAATACCCCATCTGATACTCAGTGATCCAGTTACGCAATGGTACCCGGAATTCTAAGGTTCCCTGATTCTAGTCTTTTAAAAAAAAAATATTTAATAATAAAACCTTAGAATGTCGGAACCTTGGATCAAATGTAGTCATACGTAAGGAAGGCAATCAGGTAATGTTTGGGGCACCCCCACGTTGTTGTTCGTCATGGGATGGATGGGGATGATGGTTGAAGGTTCCCACCATCCCCAGTCTCCCTCAGACTAACCCATTCAGCAAGGCATCTGCATCGATACCCTTCCCAGCCTCCTCGCGAATACGATCGGCGATGACTTTCACTGCTCCATGCCCGAGCAAGGCGCGAACCTCATTCGCCTTGAGATTCGCAACGTAAGTCTCAATCGACTCCCGAGACTTCTCAGGTCGCAGTTCAACGAGCGCCCGAGTGAGAATCCCCACGTCAGACGAAACTCGCGAACCCCCTTCCCGCTTACGATTCCACTCCTTTGTGCCAGTTTCGTAAAAGTCCACCAGCTGTTGCATCGCAGCGAGTTTCTCTGCGGGTGTTGCTGGCTTGCCTGTCGTGTCGTCCCGTGAAAGCGCCGCTGCATCTGCAATCCGCTGCTTCAACCCATGCAACGCTGCATACTCCATCACCTCGCCCGAAAGCCTCTCACAATGCAGCGTGGTCTCGCCTGCACCTGCGACACTGAACACAATCTGCCTCACCGAGGCATTGACATCAACCTTGATAGTAGCCATGTGGGTCTCCCGATCTGGCGTAATTGCCATTAGTGTGGAGGTTAGCAAACCCCCACAATGATGTCAACTAACAATCCTCATGCATGGTCACGCAGCAAGACGCAGCGATGTCGAGGGAGTTCAATGCCTCATGCGCCGCGTCCGTGTGTGCGCCGTGACCAGTGGTGCCGTAGTCGAAGGCTGCAGCCACCAGATTCCGTGCCTCGGCGATGACGCGCAACGCCTGATCCAACACGGCCCGCTGTTCGGCCTGCGTGCCGCCGCCATCGCGGATTGCGATGATGACTTGATCTGACTTCCTCATCTCTGTCTCTCCCGTTTCGTTTGCCAACGGCGCCAGGCTACCATATGGTGCGCCGCGATTGCCAGCGTTCGTGTGTTAAGTTATGTGAAGATTGCTTGACATTGGGATCGCACTGCACCACGTGGCTGTAGCCCATCGCAGCGCACCACGTTGCGGACCTGGATGGTAACGATAATCATTTCGGGACCGTGGGAGGGGCAAATCGCGCGGAGGGGCGCGCCACCTTAACCCATTTTGTCAGGTTTTTTCCTT